TCTCTCCTATTAAATTATGCTCTTGGTAAACCCGGTGGGGAGTTTAGCCCTTACGAAATTTTTTCTTTTTATACTGTATGGCTCAGTAAAAGAAGATTAATCAAAGTTGGCTTATATAGTAGTTACATTAATCAGTTATCGGGAAGTCTTTCAGGTAAAAAGAAGTACGAACAAATACAAATAATAAATGATTTCAATAGGATAATTTACAACGCTGCAGAACCTTTTTTCACATGGGAACGGGCTTTTGGAATGTGTATAATTTGTACAGGTTTTTGGATTTCTTTAATTATTAGTATATTAGCACAATCAACGGTTATAGAATCAGCAGCAATTATTGTAATTTCACAGGTTTTAATCAGGGTAATTAATAAATTCTTATGAGCGAAATAGTAAAGCTTTACAATCCGGCAAATGCAGCCGCTTTAACGCCACAGCAAATTGAAGGACTTCAAACCTTGACTTCAGAACAGATCAAAGAACTGGCAAAGGCTTACCCGAACATGACCATGCAAAGGGCTTATCTTTTAATCATTGATTCCAAAAGTAAACTTCCAAAAGAGAAACAACTTCCAACGCTTTCAACCTTTGAAAATCTCTGGAATTTAAGAGAAAGAAACGGATTAAAAAGTTATGTAGCGATTGGCTTCAGGGGTCAAGTAAAGCAGAAACCGAATTCAATAACAGCACGACCTAAGAAATCAGTTGTAGTAGATTTGAGTGATCAGGAACTATTGACCCTTCCAGGATTTAAGATGAAAGCTGAAAACGGGGTAACTGAAATGCCTGCCGAAAAAGTTAAAGTAACTAAAGTCAAAAAAGCAAAAATTCAATAATATGCCTAAACACATCGTTGACCTTCTTACAAATCTTGGTGTATCTCCTGAAGATGCTCAAAAAATAGATTCTTTACCCGAAGCAGATCAGGGAACATTCGACCCTAAACCATATGCCGAGAAAGTAAAAACAGGTTATAAAACTCAATTCGAAAACGATCCTGAATTTTTTACCGATAAGACTTTAGAGAAATTACCGGTTGAAGTAAAGAAGAAACTGGAATCTTCACAGTTTGGCAGAGCGGCTAAAATAGTCACTGATAAATTATTGAAGGGTTTGGGAATGACCGAGGCAGACCTTGAAGATCTTCCGGCTGAAACAAAAGATAAAATTGAAAGCCTTATTCCTGTGATTGCTGAGAGGTACACAAAAACAAAAACAGGGGATAAGAAGCTACAAGAAGATTTGATCGCTGCAAGAAAACAACTTGAAGGTTTTGAAGGGATTGAGGAAAAATTTAAAACTAAATACGAGGGTGAATCGAACGCAAAAATAACGGCAGCTATTTTCAACGCTGCTTTAATTGGTGAATTGAGTTCTATACAGGGTTTGAAAATTTCCGCAGGGGATATAGCAGCAACAGCAAATCAAATTTTACAATCTAAATATTCATTTGAAAGGGTTGGTGATTACTCGGTGGAGTTGAGACAAAAAGCAAATCCTCAAATGAAAGTTTTAAAGAATGGAAGTTCGCATGAATTAACTTTGAAAGATGCTTTGACTGAAATCGCTACGGAGAGGGGTTGGATTGAAAAGAAAACTGAGGCTCAATCTGGATCAGGTGTAATAAAAGTCACACCTGATAACGGAACCCTTAAGATGGTTGTAGCTCCTCACATACAAGAAAAGATAAGTAAGAAGATAGCCGCAGAAGGCTGAGTGCCGGCACAGGCTTAAGTGCATATTTTTTGTTCCAAGTGAACTAAAACAGTGATCAGCAGTGATCTGAAACACTATTTTAAAACATTTTAAAACAAAAAATTATGCCTTACTCAGCAGTTGGGGCTTATGCGTGTAAATCGCTTGAAGCCAAATTAGTCGAATTTTACGGGCAGAATGCGGCAGAGTTCAGAACACTTGGTTCGATAGGTCTTTTAAAATTCCTGCGTTCGCCACAAAATATGAGGGGCTTTCGTCAAATAGACGTTCAAAGCATCCCCGGTAAAAAAAGAGCCATCGCAATGATGGTTGATAATCCTTTCTGTTTTGATCTTTGTTCACTCGCAGCCGATTGTAATACGACAAGAGTTGATCTTGCAAATCCCGCAGAGGAAGTAGTTTTCGAGCTTACAAGTCCTCCTTACAGAGTTTGTGAAGGCGAAGGATCAGGCGCACAGCCGGTTCAGTTGACTTTTGCAGAATCAGACCTTGCAAGATATTGTTTGGAAAGTGACACATCTTATATTACTCGTCAAATTGCACGTTTTAACAAAAGATGGATTGAAAGTTTAGATCAAAGAATTTTTGAGATCCTTGTAACAAAAGTCGGTACGAATGCTCTTGGAGCAGCTACGACCGACCTGACTTTCTTTACCACAAACGCAGATACAGGTCAATCAAACCTGAATGCAATGGCAATTTTCTTCCTGAATCAGTACTGGAAGAACGCCGGCAACGATGGGCAGTTTGCGCTCATCGGAGGTCAAACGCTTGCTATGATCGCTGAATTCAAGAAATGGCAAGGATTAAATGCAATGGGAGTTGATCTTAATAACTTGAATGAAGAACTTCCTTTCATTTATTATGATCGTAATTCAGATAACATTCTTGGTCTTTCTGATTTCCTTCAAGTAGCACCTGGGGCGGCTCAGTTGGTTACGTGGAACGAATATAAAGGTGAAAAAGCAAGAGCTATCACCGACCTTTATACACACGGAACCTTTACCGATCCTGCGACTGGAATTGAGGTAGATTTTGACTGGTACTACGATTACAAGTGTAAGAGTTGGACTTATGAGCCTTTCCTTTCAGCAGAGCTTGCGGTTAATCTGGCAGGTGGTTGTGGTGAAGATTTGGCGGGAGTGAATGGTATTGTTCAAATTCATGCTTGCGGAAATCCTGAAACGCCGGTTTGTGAATCAGCTTAATTTCCCCGTTTGTTTTTAATAGCCGTAGGGCGGCTTCGGTCGCCCTTTTTTAATAATTATGTCAGATATAAATATACACGGGATACCAGATGCGCCGGGGGGTTATAGTTTAACAGGCAAAAAAATAATGGTGCATGATCCTGCGGCACCACTCGCTACTTCGACGGTATTAGTTGACCCGGCAACTATTGGAGGCGGGGGTTCTCAGTATGCTGCTCCGATGTGGAAAGAGTCTGATGGGGATTTGACAGCAGGATTGACGACCTTTAGTAATCCGGTTTTAATAGGAGCGACTGAAATGAATTTTATTATCGTGAATAAGACAATTGAATTTATAGATGAAGATTACACTTTTAATTCTGGAACAGGAGAAATTGACCGATCACCTAATCAATGGTTCGCAGGTGACAAAATGGTAACACCGTATAAACCGGCATAAAATGAAAAAAATATTATTACTCATATTGATTTTGGTTTCTATAAATAGTTTGGCTCAGTTTCCAAATAATCAAGGCTTTGGTACAGCTACAACTCAAACCAATATCAACGGTGGATTGAAAGCATGGCACGGCATTATTAATGGAATTTACACCGATACGACAGCCGCTAACGCAGATTATATTGATTGGTACAAAGGCTCTCAAATCTATGCAGGGGGTCATTTTTGGATTCGGGACTCCTTACCTATGAGGTGGAGCAGAATGATGAGATATTCTGAAATTCCATCTTACACAGCAAATCTTCCTATCCGAATAACAGGAACCGTTTTTTCCATCGACACATCTTATGCTTACGATCCTGCATTAATAACTCATAAAAGACTCCGGCAGGTTATTGATTCGATGATTGCGGCGGGGGCGTTTGGGAATCAAAAATTCGGTCATCCTTCAGGAGATTTTAGTTTAGGAGAAGATAGGTATGTTAATGGTCACAGTAATTATAACCTATGGTTTGATTCTTTATTTTCTTATACAAGTAATTCAGATGCTACGCAATTGCAATCATTAAATGGAACTGTCAGATATAATCATAATGTAAACTCAACAAATATTATTAGCCCCGATGGCTTAAATAGTGTCTTGGTATCAAATAACAGAACATGGTTTGGTCTTAACGACGCAACTGATAGTTTGGGTTCTACTGTACTACCTTATAATTCAAGTGTAAGATTAGTGGCATTGGCGCAAGATAGTGTGACAGGGAGATGGTACAGGAAAACGGCAAGTGGCAGCACTCCAACACTTCAACAGGTAACAGATGTAGGGAGTATAACAACAAACACGGTTCAAATTAACAATGCAAGCGCAAGCCAAACATTAATTGCAATTAATTCAGGTAGCGGAACTACAATATTCGGAAGTAATACAGGCAGTGGGCAAATTGGTAATTACGAACTTACGCATTCTTCGACTAATACGGTTAGAACGATGTTTGATTACAATAGGTTTACAACCGGAACAGCGGCAAACGGTCTTGGTCAAAAACATAGATATGTTTTGCAGGCTGCGGACGGTAGTAGTTATGTTGCTATGTCATTAAATGTATTATGGGATGACGCAACAGCAAAAACCGCAAGAACGGTTTTTAATACTATGAACGCAGGCAGCGAAATAAATACATTGGGGCTTTATGGAACCGGCCAAATAGAATTTCCCGCATATACAGGAAGCAATTTTAATACAGCACAAGCAAAGGTGGCAATGGTTGGGACTGATGGGAAAATTTATGCAGTAGATACGACAGGTGTTTTTCAAGGCGGTGGCAGTGGTGGTTCAGACGGCGGCATTCATTCAGTAACCGGGCAATCTGGAATAATAAATGTAAACGACAGTACAGTAAGAGCAGACACAAGTTACGCTCATGCGGGATCAATAGTAAGCAATGACAGGGCAAAACAAATTGTCGATTCCCTAAAATCCGCAGGCTGGGGAGCGCAAACAGTAAATTATCAGCCCTGGTATCAGTACTACGTGGGATTAACTGCTCCTTCGAGTACAGAGTATATTCAAAAAGCGGTTTCGGGTACTGGTTCTGCTATCGTCTCAATGAATAGTACTTCAATTCCCGATGGGTGGATGTTTGCTTTTAAAAACTCTTTGGGTACAACAACAACTGGTTCGTGTTACTATTACACTTTTGCGGCCAGTGGTTATGCGGCTATTTCAATTTCGAATTCGTTCAGATATAACTACGGGACGAAATTAAGATTAGATGATCTTTCAGACGGTACAGAAACATATACTCTGCACTGTGGGTTTATTGATGATGTGAACTCACTGGCAGCGATTACGGACGGGGTTTGTTTTAGATACAGTCATGCAGATTCTTCCGGTAAATGGATCATGCACACAGAGAGTAACAATACAGTGACAGAGGTTGCTACTTCAACGACGGTTGCCGCAGATACGGATTACGAACTCGAAATCTCGGTCATAGGTGGAACGGCTTATTTTTACATTAATAAAGTTTTAGCCGGTACGATTTCAACAAACATCCCAACGGGTTCAACACGGATCACAAGTATAGGACTGTTGTTTTTAAAATCAGCCGGAACTACTAACAGAGATTTGTTTATTGAATATATGGCTTTCGGTAGACGTAATAATTAAATTATGAAAAAGATACTCTTAATAATACTTGTTTTAATCTCGGTTCAGTCTTTTGGACAATTCAAGACTTATGGACTTAGATTAAACGCAGACCAAACAATTGACACTATAAAACAAAAGAATTTTACTGATAGTCTTTTTATCAGTGGGTCATTCGTAGCTTTCACGAAAGAACATTACGATCAATTTTTTGAGCCGGTGATTCCTGAAGGATTCGGAAATTACACCCAAAGAGGTGATGGGTTGTGGACGAATTTTCAAAATCAAACTCTTTATTCAGGAACTTATACCCCAACTTTAACGGGTGTGACCAACATAGCAGGCTCAACAGCCTTTCAGTGTGCATGGATCAGGGTAGGTAACGTTGTTTATGTAGCAGGTCAAATAAGTATAGATTGTACTTTAGCAGCAAGTACTTCGACAGAAATAGGCGTTAGTTTACCGGTGGCCTCTAATCTTGCCGCAGATGCTTCGCTCGCAGGTACGGCGGTTTCAGATCAGGTAGCTTCTTTAACGGGAAGGATCAAAGCGGATGCCAGCAACGATCGTGCAAGGATAGTTTTTAAGGCTTTAAGTTTATCAAATGATACTTATTCATTTACTTTTACATACACAGTACAATGAAATATATCTTAATAACTTCTTTACTGATTTCTTACCTCGCACAAGGGCAAACCGATACTTTGAGACTTAACATCAAAGAACTTGACGAAAATGGGCAATTGACCGTTGGTACAAGTGTGCCTTTATCTTTAGCCAGCAAATTAACTATGTCAGACAGTGCGACTTTTTCAACAAGAGCATACAGACAGAAATTAGCTGATAGTGTAAATGCTTTATTGGCGGGGAAACAGGCAACACTCGGTTTTACTCCTCTGAATCCTGCAAACAATTTATCTGAAGTCACACCGGCGACAGCAAGGACTAATTTAGGCGCAACAACAGTTGGTTCAAATTTATTCACACTTACTAATCCTTCTGCAATAAGATATTTAAAAATAAACGCTGACAATACGGTTACGGCACGAACAGCAGCAGAAATGCTTTCTGATATTGGGGCGCAGGCAAGCGGAAGTTATGTGCCTACAACTACAACAGTTGCTGGTTTTGGTTTAAGTGGAAATGTTACCCTTGCGGATTTAACAGCGACTAACTCTTCTTTAACTTTTTCAGGTTCTTACAATGGATCAACAGCAAGGACAATTGGTTTAAATGTGGGTAATGCAAATTCATGGTCAGCGGCACAAACGTTTACATCGGCTACTCCACAGGTTATTTTAGGCGTTAATAATACAACACTTGGTTCGATTAAAATGTTCGGTAATACTTCCGGGGATGCGACAATACAACCAACATCAGCAGCGGGAACGGCAACTGTTCAAACATTACCAGCAACTACGGGAACTTTGGTAAATAGGGTAACGACAGGAAACGGGGTATCTGCTACAAATTCAGACGGGGCTTTGTCGTTTACTTTAGGCGCAATAACGCCAACTTCGGTAAACGGTCACACATTTACAACGGGTAGTTCAACATTCACCGGAACAGCGGCAAAGACTTATACTTTTCCGGCTTCAACAGCAACGGTCGTAGGGCGTGTGGCGACTGCTCAAATAGCTGCAACAGCTTCGGCAACTTCAACAACAACATTATTTACCCCGCCTGCAGACGGATTTTATAGGATTGCTATTTATTTAAAAATTACAACAACCGGAACTTCACCTGTGGCTGGTCCGGTGACAATAACTTATACTGATGCTTTAGGTAGTGTAGCGCAATCTCATGTGATGTTGTTACAATCAGTAACCGGAACCGTAGTAACAACAACTGTGAATAATAGTACAACAACAGGAACAGTAAACGGGTCTATGGTTATTTATGCAAAATCGGGAGTGAATATAACATACGCAATTGCTGTTAGTGGAACTTTTGGGGCAGGAAGATATCAGGCATTTATAACTTGTGAAGCATTATGAGAAACGATCTTTTCCCATATTATTCGACTGATAAAAAAGCCTTCTTTAATGACAATGGTAAAAAAATTATTATTGAGTTAGTAAGCGAAAATGAAGTGAACTGGATCGGAGGAAAAACAAAAAAGACTTTGCAATGGCCGGTAAATTTCAGACCTAATTTAAGTATGTTGAAAATAAATTATGACAGCAAATAAGGAAGCTAAAAGATTGGTTAATCAGATGTTTGACGCTATTGGAATTTCATATTCAAGACAGGAATTTGAGCAAGCAAAAGAAGGGGCTATTATTTGTCAAAGAAGAATGTTGAAGGAATATAAACGAGTTAAGTCACCGGACAGACTTGCAGAATTAAAAGCACTTACGAAAGCAATTTATGAAGTAAAATATAAAAAATGAAAGCAGTAATAAAGAAAACACGCAATGGGCAATGGAGATTTAACCTCATTGCAAATAACGGTGAGAAAGTTGCTACGGGTGAAACTTATACTCGGAAAGCAAAAGCAATTCAGACTTTAAAAGAGTGCTTCCCAAAGTTTGACATCATTGGTTATAGTATGTATGTTTTTGAATTAAAAAAGAAGAAATGAAAAAAATAATCCCGTTTTGGCCGATTGCATTATTTGTTTTTGCTCTGTCAGGAACAGCTATAGAAAGTTGTAATCCTAAAACAAAGAACCCGACAGTATTAGTAACTCCTGCAGCAGACACTACAAGACCGCTTGACACAACAATTATTGAGGACGGGTTTGAGCCTATTGCTACGAACGCAAGGGTGCATCCTGAGCATCCCAATAAGAGAGAAAGAATAGTCTGTAGTTTCGGGCAGAAACATTTTAACCAACGTAAGAGGCCAATTGAAGAAGCTCCGGGGGGTGTTCATGGTAAACCAACCAGAGGCGGTGGGGGTGGCGGCGGTACAACCGATCCTCCAATAACAGGCACTGGCGGAACAATCTATCTTGATTTTTGGGGCGGTGATATTTCAGGCACAATGTGGAACACGGCGGGAACTTTTACGGTTGCTAATTCTGGTTTAGGGCAAGTGGAAATTGACGGCGTTTTATCATCAGTAAGGCAACATTATGCAGCATACAATGTAACAGTAACAAATGATGTGAATGTTTTTAACTCTACTCCAATAGGCCGACGAATAAGGGTAATGATAACTACAAGCTGGGAATGGTACGGTCAATGCGGCGGGGTAGCTTATTTGAATAGTTTCTTCTGGACTGACAATTCACCGGCGTTTGTGTTTTCAAGTCTCTTGGGTTATAGTGTCCACAATATTGCCGAGGCTGCCAGCCATGAACCCGGGCATTCACTTTCTTTAAGACACCAATCGGATTGTTCCGGTGGGTCTTTAGTTAATCAATATTCATTAGGAAAAACGATGGGCAACAGCTATTACGTTACTATTGGTTTGTGGGTTACGGGTACAAATCCTTTTTGTGCTGAACAGAATGATGATGCTATGCTAACAACAGCGGTTGGTAAAAGATAAAATTAAAAACACAATATATGAAACACTTCAAACTAATACTCGCCTTGTTTATTTCAATGGCAGTTATTTTCAGTTGCAAATCCAAAGAATCAAAAACCGAAACCCACAAAGTTGAAAAAATGTCTTACGAACAACTTGCAAAAGAAATCGGTAATACAAATGCTTTACTTGCGTTTGACAAAGCTGGATTAACTGAATCAGATCCGGTGGCAAGAGGTAAAAGAGCAAAACCGGGTACTGAATTATCTGTCGTGTCAGATTTGATTTTGAAACAGTTGTCTGCAAACGACTTTACTTCTTCTACTTCAAGTGACGCACAATGGTTTTCTTATCAGGTTTTTGTTCCCGGTGCAAGCCCAGATCCTAACGCAGGTGCTTATGCTACTTGTAATCATTATTATACAGCAGGAAGTGCACCCGCAAGCGAACCATGTACAATAACAGGAGGTGGAAACATAAGAACATTTACAAGCGATTTTGATTATACGATTCATTTAAGTAATGTGATTCTTAAATAAAAAGGATGGTTGAAAAAGAGACATATTCTTTGAAAGAGGTCTTGGAGATTAAAACTAATCACCTTAAAGAAGTTGCTGAACTCAGAAGTAGGTTAGGTGATGTAGCGATACAAAAAGCCGAAACGTCACTAACAGAAAGAATGGAATCGTCTAATAATAAATTTGCTCTTTTAAAAGAACAGGCTGCAGCACTTCCAACGAGGGATGAAATAAAACCAATCAAAGAAGATGTGAGTATTATTAAGTCGTGGATTTCAAACCAAGAGGGTAAGCAGTCTCAGTCAAAATGGATTTCAATTGCGGCTCTTATAATTTCGGCCATAATTGGAATCTTATCTTTAATATCAAAATTAAAATCATGAAACTTACAATCATTCGACTATTAATTATTCTTTGTGCTTTCCTTTTGTTACGATTCGTAATTCATTGGAACGAAGCATTGCTTTTAGCTTTTGTAACTTGTTACGTAATTGAACCTTGGATAAACTCTAAAACATGATAGATAATCAGTTTCTAAATTTTTTCAAAGAGATATGGTTTCGTATCGGTTCTAAAAGTCCGAAGTTTTTCTTTGTAACAAAAGTCATAGGATTAGCTCTTGCTCTTGCTGGAAAACTTCCGTGGGCTTTAGAAAGATATACAAGTGTGCATCCTTCTGAACAGTTTGTAAACTTGTGTAGTGATATAGGATGGATATTTACAGGAGTGTTTGCGACTTCTCTTTTGCCTACTCAATCAAAAGCGGTTGCGGTTACAGAAGAAGGTGAAGTGATTAAAAAAACAAATACCGAAACGTTACCTTTCACAGCAAAAGAAGAATCGAAAGTAAGTGATAAACAAGATTTACCCGTTATTGAAAACATAAAATAAAAAAGCCCCTGAGAACAGAGGCTCGGTAAAAAACCTTTATCTGATTAAAACGTAACTGAATACTAATATACTAAAATTTTAATTATGCCACAATGTAATTTTGTAATTAAGGATAACACAACAGGGTTGTACTGTACTCAGTACGCTACAACTTTAGAACATTGCCTTTGGGGAAATCTGCCAACAACGGTATGTTTTGCGGATCAGGCTCAAGTTGATGCAGCAATTGCTGCATGGGGACTTGGTGAGCAGTCACGGTTTATTGGCCAGAACCCGCCGCCAAGATGATAGTAAGGCTAATTTTTGTTGCCGGGTTTGCTTTCCTTTTTGGTAATATTATTTGGGATAAGATACCTTCTGGAAGCGACCCTAAGTTCTTTTATATTCCATGGTCAATAATGGTGTTGTTGTTGTTCTATGCGCTGAAAGATAAATACAAGCAGGCCAAAAATTCAATACCAATATTTATTGAGTATTTTATTTTGCTTGCTTACGGAAATGTGGTTAAGCAAGTTTTTTACGTACCAGAAATGAGAGTTTTAAACGATTATGTGTGGGGTGTTTTTGTTACTCTTTGGCTTTTAGGAAATCTAACAGGATTTAATAAATGGTTGTTAAAAACAAGATTTGTGAAATGGGTGACCCGCATACTACGGCCTGGCAAGAGTTCCTGAATAATTCAGCTGAGTTCTTTATGAAGTTCTTAGGATGGATCATTTCTATTTCGCTCGCCGTAGCAGCTAAGATAGCGTTTGAGATCAACAGAAGGGTTTTAAGTAAAAGAGAAATTTGGGCAATCGTTATAATAAGTTATTTTGTAGGATATTTAGCAGCGACTTATTTTGTTTACAAAGGTTGGAATGAGGCCGGGGCTTTCGTTGTTCCTTTGATAACACTTCTCGGGCAAAGTTTAGTAAACTATTTAATGACAAATTGGAAATCTATTATAGAAAGACTGATTAATGTTTTCCTGAAAAACGGGAACGGTAAAGAATGATTTATTTAACCTTTAAAAAATACAATATGTTAGGAATTGACAATTTAAAAAAACTGCTTAAAGCAGGGTTGGACTTTGGTAAGTCAGCAGCAAAAGCACTGCAAGATAAAAAGGTTTCTTTCTTCGAAGCTGTTGGTTTGATACCGGAAGTTTTTGCACTAATTGGAGTTGGTAAAACGTGGTCAGAAGTTCAGGCAGAAATCAACGATCTTGATGACGCTGAAAAAGCTATCATAAATCAGTACGTCATGGATGAGTTTGACATTCCGAATGATAAGGTGGAAATTTTCATCGAACATTCGCTTACTCAAATCATTTCTTTGAACGCATTGATTTACGAGTTTAAGCACATTAAAGATCCGATATGATAACCGAACAGCAGTATAAAGATTCTGCTAAACAACTCAACTGCGAAGTAGCGGCCTTAAAAGCCGTTGCAGAAGTTGAGTCGGGCGGTGATGGATTTCTCAAAGACGGACAATGTAAGATCCTTTTTGAACCTCATGTTTTTTGGAAGGAACTTAGGAAATTGGGCATCGACCCCTCTACGTTCAAAGGAGTTGAAGATATTCTTTACCCTGTGTGGGGTTCTAAGCCCTATGGGAAGGTTTCGGCACAACACGAAAGATTAGACAGGGCAATTCTAATCAGCCGGGACGCCGCCTTAAAATCGGCCTCATGGGGTAAATTTCAAATCCTGGGACTAAACTACAAATTGTCAGGTTTTGGTACGGTCCGGGAATTCGTGGAAGCAATGAATAAAAACGAGGACGAACATTTAAAAGCATTTGTCTCCTTCATTAAAAATACTATGCTTGATGATGAATTGAGAGCTAAAGATTGGAAAGGTTTTGCAAGAGGTTACAACGGGGCTTTATATTACAAGAACAATTACGATAAAAAACTGGCAGCATCTTATCTTAAATTTAGCGGATCGTTATAGCCCTTCAATTATTCTCTGCGGTTGCTCGATTGCTTTCCATTGATGAACATTCCATTTGAAAAACCAAACCGAATCGCTAACACTAAAAACATCCTCGCCCCCAACAAAATATCCTTCGTGTTCATCTTCGGTTTCCGTTATAAATCTTATATATTGCCCGTCTTTTGGGAGTGTTCTTTTATCAATGTCAATCTGAATAAACCCGTTAATAATTTCCGGTTCCCAATACTCCTTATCTCCTTTATCTGGTATGGGGAGTTTTTCAAGCCATTCGATTTCATCTTCTTTAATTTCTTCGTCATTCCAATAATACCATCTTTTTTCTTCATGGTCATAATACCCAGTTGTGATAGTTTTATTGCCATCAATTTTAATTCTTATACACTGCCTATCGTAATCATCCATTTCAAAAGCGTTGTCCTTTGGTATATTATTTTCACTTGCTTTCACCCATCTATACACATCCTCTGTTGGTTTTGTTTCAGGCGTTGGTAGTCGGGGTTCAATTTTAATTAGTTCGTATAAATCTTCTGCTCCCATTCTGTAAGAATCTACATTCAGTTCATACGAATGTCTTTTAGCGTGTGAAACGGCTTTTTTAATAAGTGATTCAATTTTTGTTTCCCAAATTTCGTTCCCTGATTGATCTTCCGTTGCGTCGCTCCGTTGAGAGCATTCGCCTTGATTTGTCCAGAAATCTTCATCCGGTAATCCGCAACAATTGCAGCACATTACAGAAGTTTGTCCGGTTTTGTCTGATTCGTTGCATTGACATTTTATGTTCATGCTATTTATTTTTATTGAGTAAATGTTGGATTGATTGAGGATGCCTATAACCTAAAATCTTTGCAATTTCTCTTAGGTTATAATTTGCCTTTCTTAATTTTATGGCTGCCTTTCTATTCTTCCCGTCAACATCAATCTTCCAGTTGTTCGGTTTGGGGGCAATCAATTCACCTTTACCCTTACACGCTATACACCGCTTATTCTTACCTTTGCAAACTGGACATTTTATTTTCTTGTGTTTGGTCATTTTAAACGATTTTTATACTTCTTAAAGTCTTGCGGATTAAGCATCAGTATTCCCATTCCATTTTGTAGCGCCTTGTTTTCCATCACTTTTATTTCAAAGCCTTTGTAAAATTCTTTTTCATCCCACTCATCACTTTGCTTCTGTATTGCTAAATCATTGTCTTTGGTTATTGCAAAGGCTCTGGTAATTGGAAATTTTGTTGCTGCGCCCCATTCGTCACCAATTTCCTGACACCATTCATTAGTCGTTTTCAATTCAAAATCCTTGTCCAACTCATAACTTTCACCTTCTTTGAATTTATCTCTGTCAGTAGGGGAGATGAGGTAGGAGGGGCGGGAGTTGTAGGTTTGATTTAATTCATCAAATCTATTAATCGTTGGCCTGCTTTCGTCAACCATCACCAGCCTATCATCTATTCGGGTGTATGAGTTATTTTGCATTGTTAAAATTGTATGTTGGTTTTATATTCTGAATTTTCATATTGATGTTTATCTATACAAAGCGGGATTAGCCATTGAAGATTTGAAATGATTTCCCAATCCAACAACTCATCAACTGCAATAGTTATTACTTCTTCATCTTCTTTACTATCTACTGAATCAAATTTGTCACTACGTTGTGCAATGGCATAAAATACTTCGACACTCCAATCGTTCCCGTACATGGTAGCTATATAAATCCAATCGGAAACATCAACACCACATTCTTCTTTAAACTCCCTTTGCATTGCCTGTATGGGTAATTCACCATCTTCAATTTTACCACCAAGTCCATTTAATAATCCTGCTTGCCATTCAGGTTTTCCTTTTTTAATTAAAACAACATTTTCCATTGTTTCATCAAAGTAAAACCCAAGTACATACTTACTCATATACAAACCGTATTTATTGATTATTTTGTTTTAATGTAGTGCTATTTCACTTCATTGTCGCATATCCAAAAATCTTTTATATCGTTAAAGAAAACAAATGACCACCCTTCCTTGCTTATTATTCTATTTACAGTATCGTACGCCTCTGTTGGTGTCATGCCAAGATTAACCAGTAAGCCAAGAAACTCGCTTACTATTTTGTGGTCTACATCGTTAAGCTGTGTCATACCATTTCATTTGATGTTTAAGGATTCGATGTACTTGGAATAGAGTTGATCGGTGGTTTTCGCCCAATCAAAGTTACCTTGTGTTATATTCCATGTGCTTTCGTGAATAACCCACTCCGCAAACCCAATACTTCTTTCCCTTGCTAATTCTCGCATGGCTGATAAGACAAGTGATTCGTAATTATATTTGAGATGCGATTTATCATAAACAGGCGAACCGTAATTGGCTGACCACGCCGCTTCTAATATTTCTAATTCTCTACTCATAACTTATTTTTTATTTACCATCTTTCCGGCAATTACTATTTTTAACTTAACAAAAAGTAATTCTATTTAGCTTCCGTTGTGTCACTCACTGCATCGTTCTGTTCGCTATTGAGCTTTTACTAATCGAATATTTCCCATAAAAAATCGCAACTGTCATAGGCTAAATAGTAGCCCCCATCAAACCACTCCATAACATACCCGTTTTGGCTATCTGCCATTTTCTTCGCCCAACGAAAACTATCCGTCTTTGCGTAATAAGCCCCGTAATTATCATAGACGTAAAACATATATTTTTGGTTTAGCTATTATACAATATCAAAATGGTTACTTGATTGAAATTTCTTTTAGCGAAAACCTTTTTCGGGCATAGTCAAATAACTCCTCGGTTATTTCTTCTACTTTTTTATTCCATTCATCACCATAAAGACCTTGTAGATTTACTTTGGCTGTTAGCTCCATTGACTTAACAGTGTGACCGTTTTTGTTTACTGCTTTGATTTTAATAACTCTTGTTGCCATAACTTTTATTTTTGTTGATTAAAAAGAATAATCGTTTCCGAAGGTTTCATCCCTTTGCTTTTTAGTAAGGAATGAAAGGATTCAAGGGCTGTGTTTTTTCTCAGTCCGAAAGTCCATTTGCGCTCTATGTTATAGTTTGCATATTGATACCCGATCCCATCAAAGTAATCTCGTTCCACAATCCCCTTAGCTTGTTCTTCTGTGATCTCGGATGCTTTGGATATTATTTGCCAGTTCGCTTTAGGTAAATCGCAAGCCTCTTGTGACGATCCAATAAGTCCGTTTTCCCACCAAGCCAATCTCTTTTTCAGATAAACCATATAAACCTCAAATCCGTAAGCCCCTCCCGGTACTTCCTGCAATAAATAACCATTGTGTTCTACCTGTTTCATGTTTTAAATTTTACCTTTAATTATTAGCTTCATTCTGTGAAGCCACCAACCATAAGTCCATTCGGGCTGACCAAACAGTATTGATAGCTTTACAATGAACCAACATTCCCAAAAAGATTTTCTTAGATAATAGCGTTTCATTATTTTGCTGTTTCAAATTTTGTATGGTAATTATCTGATACAATAATTGATGAAGTGGTAATGATATTGATTGCCCTCCATTTGCTTTTACCGCCAGTAATTGTATAACGAAATTCATTTTTAGCTTTAAAACAAAAACACCCATCTAAAAATATTGCTTTCATTTTTTCTCTGGCATAACTTACAATATCGTTCTCGAATATATCTTGTTTCTTTTTATCACGAAATCCAGTGAATTGATCTTTACCGATAAGTTTCCATAATTTATTATGAAGCATACTATAAAAACCTTCGCTCCCTTTTTCGATGCTTTCCAAACTCCAAACCGATTGATAAAGTTTTCCGTCCTTTAATCTTTGAAATGTGTACCTGAATTTTATCTCTCTCATCTTTTATTTTTTTATTCTCTGTGATTGAAAGTAAATAGGCGGCGATGCTCAGAAAAAACGAATAGTGTTTATGAACATCCGGTCAACAAGTGCATGGCTTATCTATTCTTTCAACCATGTATCTACAAGCCAACCGTTCACCGCCTAAATTATATTCAAAGAATCTTTCCCTGATTAGAGAATTACTTGATTACTTTCTTTACAAGTTAAAAAAGCTTTAGGCTTGAAGTCGAAATCTTTCAAAGCGTTATCAAGTGCTTCAAAAAATTCCTCTTCAGAAATCCTTTCCCATTTGTCCAAACACTTAGATATTTTTAGCGCCCGATCTTCAGTAGCTGCGTTTTCTATTTGTGTCCTTACTTCTGGATAAGACCAGACCTCCAAAGTACATTCTTCGATAACAGCAACATATTCTTTAATGGTTCCACCTGTGACTTCTTTAAAAAACATGTGTTCATTAATTTCAAAGTCAACTGTTTGCTCAGTGGTTTTTTTGATTGATAGTTTCATATAAGAGTTTTTAAAGTTTATTATTTCTTTTTTCAACTGCTTCGATAATTGTTAAGGTTGTTTCGAGGTTGGTTCCTTTCCCAGTACGGTAACTCCTAACGGTGGAAACACTCATTTCTAAGATAACGGCCAATTCCAAAATATCAGCCTCGGAATATTCCTTAGTAAGAGAAACGAGTTTTTTTGTTGCTTCGGAAAAGGTCTTTTTATATTCTTTTAATGTTTGCATAACTACTAATTTCATGCAAGATAACACTTACTTTTAAATAAACAAATAAAATATTTGCAAAATAAATTTGGTGGATTGAAAACAATCGTTACCTTAGCATTTCAAATTAAACAAAATGAATAACCAAACCAGAAAAGGATTAACAGAGTTACACGGCAAACTCGAAGATGTTGCCAGTACACTTGAAGAAATAAAAGGCGAGATTGAAATAGTAAAAGACGAAGAGCAAGAAAAATACGACAACATGCCTGAAAGTTTACAAAGTGGCGAAAAAGGCGAAGCAATGCAAGCTGCTGTTGAGGAATTAGAAAACGCTTTTAATTCTTTAGAATCTGCTTTTGATGAAATAAACAACGCTCTTGAAAATATTGATAATGCAAGTTCAAACTAAACTCCTATGAATTACATAATCTTTTTCGCCCTGCTTGGAATCGTAATCTCCCTTACTGCTTATTTGATATTTAAAATAAGAATTCATCGTAATGATGTTAAAAAACAAGTAACCAAGTGGGAGGACGTATCAGGAGACGATCTTTATCAATATTAAAATTAAATAAAATGAGTATTAACGCTACAACTTCAGGAACGGTTAGGGAATTAATTCCAGCCGGAAATTACATAGCGAGGTGTTATTCTATGATCGAAGTAGGTACGGTCACAGAATTTGTAATGGGTAAGCAAACGATTTTAAAAAAGGTTCGCATTGGTTGGGAACTTCCGACTGAATTAAAAGTCTTTCGTGAAGACAAAGGCGAACAACCTTTAGCCATCTCAAAGGAGTACACTTTATCAATGCACGAAAAATCAAATCTAAGAAAAGACTTGAAATCATGGAGGGGTAAAGATTTCACCGAGGACGAAGCGAAGTGTTTTGATATTACAAAACTTGTCGGGGCTGCTTGTATGCTTAATATTATTCACAGGCCTAAAGTTTCTGACCCATCTTCTTTTTACGAACAAATCGCAGGAATTACAGCAATGCCAAAAGGAATGAAAGCCCCGGCACAAATTAACCCGTCTTTTATTTTGAGTTATGATAGTTTCGATCAGGCTAAATTTGATACCTTACCCGATTTCATTAAGACTAAAATGCAGGGTTCTTTAGAATATGCTGCTATGAAAAACCCACATAGTAAGGCAATGGACACGAACGAAACAGTAGATGAAGAAATAAGTGATTTGCCCTTCTAAAATTCAATAATATGTTACAGTTTGAAAATTGTGTAAAATTCTTTTCTAAAGTAATCCTTAAAGAGCTATCCGTAAATTGTACTGTTTGGGTTGCCGGTGGCTGTGTTAGGGATTACTTTAGCATAGGAAGATTATCTTCTGATGTTGATCTTTACTTCCCTTCTGAGTTGGATTTTGGAAATTGTAAGACTTATCTTTTTGAAGCAGAAGTTCAGTATATCAAAGAATTCGATCAGGATAATATCGAAAGGCTTGTTGAAATTAAGAAACCTAAAGCAAAAAAGTTATTTGAGAATGATAATGTTTTAAAGGTTTTTTACAAAGGAAGAAAATATGATTTAGTAAAAAAGTATTTCGCAAATGCTCAAACCTGTATTGAAGAATTTGATTTCACGGTTTGTTGCGCCGCTGTTGATTTAGGGATCGTTTATACACATGAAACTTTTTTCATTGATCTTGCCAAACGTCAATTAATGATTAATAAACTTCCTTTCCCTTTATCTACAATGTGGCGAATGCAAAAGTATATTAAGCAAGGATTTTATATGTGTAGCGGCGAAATGCTGAAACTTTCAAAAGCAATAGGCGCTTTACAAACCAATACACCCGAAGGTGAGGCGGCTAATTTAGAATTGCAACCAATGTCTGAAGGAAACGAACCTAAATTTTTGACCTTTGATTAACGCAAAAAACATATTCATTCTTGAAGAAGAAATGCAACGGGAACTCATTTCCCTGACTTATGAGGCCGGTCTGTCAAGCGAGGAAAGGGAACTAATTTTAACCGGGATCGGTGAAATTGACGAGGTGACTTACAACGAACTCCTAAAAACCCTCTCAGAACGTCAAATAAACCCTTTGGCGAGGGTCAGAAACGGTGAACTGGTTTTGATGAGGGATTTAAACAAGGCCGTTAAACAGGCCGCAAATGACCCTACAACATGACTTCAGAACAAATAAAAGAGAAAGCCGACAAGATGCAAGCCTTTTTGGAGCAGAAACCAGGGGATCAGGACGAGGGTTTAATTGACCGGCTCGAATTACTTCAGGTTCTTATGGCTCAGTCAGGCGATCTTTTAGCACAGGCTAAATACTTATTGGATTGTAAGAAAAACGATTCAATAACTATCGCTTTGAAAGAGGCTCTTGCGGGGGATTGGAGTACAACAATAATTCACAAAAAGATTGACGCACTTTGCAGAGAGGAAAACTTTTTAGTAAATAAACTTGACCGGATCAATAGTTCAGCAGTTCATCAAATTGACGCATTAAGAACTGTCATAAGCTATCGTAAGGCGCAAATGAGTATGTAAACTGATTTACCGTGAATTACCAAAACGAAATAGTTCAGGCGATAATAATAGGAATGATAATACAAGGCATGAATAATTATGAAATTCTTGGAGCGTTATATCAGGTTGACGGGTTGAGTTACGATGTTATTCAAAAAATAAGGGAATATCTTGAAAAAACAAAAAGTGAATAAAGTTCTTTTTAAAAAAGCTGTCAAAGTGTTTAACGCATGGATTCGTGAACGTGACAAAAATAAAGGATGTATTTCGTGTATAACGGGCGGGGTGCATAATGCAGGACATTTATATCATGGTCATCTTTATTCGGCGTTACAGTTCAACGAAATTAATGTAAACGGTCAATGTATTCATTGCAATTTATCAAAGGCGGGAAATGAAATCGGGTATAGGCAAGGAATAGTTAGAAGATACGGGCAATCTGCTTTGGATCTTTTGGGGATGGCAGCAAGACAAAGAAAAACCTGGAATGATTTCGAGTTAGAATTTATAATTAATCACTATGGCAACAGAGACAACAAGACAACTTTATAAAATAGCGAAAGAAGTTTCTAGGTATTTAAGACTTGATGAAAACCTTTTCTTTTGCGCCGGGCATACTGCGGTAAGAATTAATGAGGGAAGAAAATATTTTTGTTATATAGCAAGGAAGTTTGAAATACCCGTTGTTTTTATTCGTAAGTTTTTGCACTATGCAAATCCGAGAACCGTTAAACTTCATGCTGAAAGTATAAGAACGGCTTTGGTAAAAAGAAATGTTCAAATAACAATAGACATTGAAACCATTATAAAAAAATGCCAATGAATAAGCCTAACTCCCAAAAAACATTTATCCTATACAAGTTAATTAAAAACTCAAAAGGAATTTCAGAAAGACAGACTGTTTTCAATATGTTCAGAGGATCTATCTCAATTTTGAGAAAGGAGCTTCAGGAAAGGGGGATAACTTTAAAGCACGTTGATAGACCATTTACAAATCAGTTTGGGCGCAAAAGAAAATATCGCATTCACTGGCTTTTAAACAGCGAAAAGAAAAAGGCTGAGGCCTATTACAATAAGCTCTTTTAAACTTTCTCTCTCTAAAGAGGGTGGACAAAACAAATCCGGTTCTGTTTCTACAGTGACCGGCTCTTTTAAAAATTTAAAATTAATAAAAATGACAAAAGAAAAAACGGTGAGGCAACCCCGCAATGTTGAATCAATAAAAAAGGGGGCTTTGGCGATGCCACTACAAGAGCGTGTTGATCTAAAAAACGATCTTGAAGAAAGTATCAAGGCTGAGGTCGAAACAATTAAAGAGGCTGCAAAGGTCGCTGAACAAATCGCAAACGGTACAAAATGATAAAGGCAAACGAATTGAGAATAGGAAATTTGGTTGAATACGGTGGCGAATATTGCAAGGTAGTTTCTTTGTTTGATGATGGTATATTTTCTTTTGATGATGAGAATAATGATACGTATAGTTCAGAAACCACAACGCCAAATCCGATTCCTATAACGCCACAAATATTATGGAAAGCTAATTTTATTGTTGATTGCGTCTCTACCCATGATTATAAGAGATTTGATCTAACGACTATTCAAACAAGTTATTTGATAGGAGATTTTGATGAAAAATATTTTGAAATATCATCAACGCAAAATGACAGGGACGGGGAAATAGTTTATAATCATAACAAAAGAGCAAACCTTAAATATCTTCACCAATTACAAAACCTTTATTTCGCATTAACCGGCGAAGAATTAAAAATTGAATTATGAAAAAGAAAGATTTAGGCTGGTTACTATTAATTATTTTAATTATCTTTTTAGCTTCGTGCAGAACCGAACGGGATGGCTGCGGGTCTTATGATAAATGGGAAGCAAAACACTCAAAATTTAATAAATGAAAGCGATCCAGTTAATGTTTATTATAGGGGATGACCTCGGATTAAAATCTGTTACGTTTCAATATAACGATAGCGGGCTTCCAGATAATTCAACGACGCTAAAAACCCTTTCAATAGCTGTTTTGAAATCTTTAAAGATGAATAAAGATTCTGTTATAGTGCAAGATTTATTAAACGAACTTGATATAGAAACTGAATGAAACAAGATAAATACTGGTATGTTTGGCCGTTAATGTTAGTAATCGCAGCTTTATTATCATGTGCAGCACAAGGACAAGGCTTTGATAAAGTTCCTAACGATTCAATTGAACTCAAAGTCCAGTGGTCAAAGAAAATCGGAAACAAGTCTTACTACATCTTTAAACTACCATCGGGTGAAAAAGTAAGATCAGTTTGTACTTGTAAGGAGTTGAGAAGGAAAGGGACAGTCGTGAAAGTCGCTAAGAATGATTTAATTTTTGAATAATTGAAAACTGTTTTTGGAAATATGAAATCATTTACTGACCTTCGATAGATAGGATACCCGTTTATATAGTATGCGATATAAAAACGGTTATATAATTTTGTAAAGCTCGGAGAAGGTGCGCATACACTAACTCTGAGCTTATTTATTTATGAATACTGTTTACGAGTACTCCCGTTGGATATGTTCAGAGAAAAATCTTCCAGAGCCAACAGCAAAGGATCTTCAAAATTTAGGCGTTTTAGTTTCTCAACAATTTAAAAAATATTGGGTTCCAAAAAATTCAACATTAGGTGAGATGATTCCTTATGCTGGATTTATCTTAGAGAAGCAAGGCGAAAAGAACTTTGTTGTTACTGTATATCCTGACACTTTTAGGGATGCTATGATTTTGACTATAAAAAAGTATCTAAAAGAAATACACGGTCGTAAACGAAAAATAAAAAAGCAAACCCCGGTACTAAAAACCGGGGGCTAACATAAAACTCAGTGTTTTTAAGGCTTAGACTGAGTGAGGTTGACAAGGCCTCGAACAACTCAAAGTTAGTATTTAATTTTCAAATGGCTTAATCCCGGCAATGTCCTTCAGGATGACAACCGGGTAAAAAGGGACGAATGAGCAACGAAAAAGTAAAAGCCGGGTTCTTCGCAATAAGGTGAATATAGAAAAGCCTTAAATGCTTAAATAGGTAGGCTCATTTTAAACTATCTATTGAAGGGGTCAAGAATCTTTGAAGATTGTCACAAGCGAGGCAGGAAGGGTGTCCCGTTATAAATCCTGTATTGTGGATAACTTATTTTGATATTTGTTTGCAGAAATCAAGACTATCCATTAACTTGCTTCTTTAATAATCTTCAAAATCATTAATTATGTCAACTAAGCCTAAATATTATGAATCAAGAACCACGTTTGAAAACGGTATGGTGTTTTATCGTGGTGAACTATACGGATGGGAAGATGAGTTTTGGCAAGATTGTGAAAGTGGTAAAATATTATTCATAGAAGACGTTTCGCTCGCATTGGAGCAAAATTTACCAGATAGCGAAGAAATGACAAGAGCAACAGAATGAAACATAAAAACATAAAAATAATCAGAGGGGGTCTTAGTGACAAAAGTATTTCAAGGGTTATCAGCATTCTTGAATTTAGACCAACAATTTGGAATATGGCTATGAAGAAATACAATGGTAAAATAGAGGAACAACATAGAACTCATTTTATATATTTCAACGGTTTTTACGAAGGCTATCAGTATGCTATTAGACGATTAAAAAAACAAATAAAATAAAGTTGGCCGTTAAAGTCCGGTTGCGGGAAAGATCTTTATACATCGGATGAAAGACGGAGTAATCCCATCAACGGCTAACTTTTTTAAAAGGAGATATGAAACAAGAAACAAGGGGAGGCAAGCGTGAAGGATCGGGAAGGCCTAAAGGAAAGCCAACTAAAACGCTTTCTTATCGTGTCCCTTTAAGCAAGGCAAAAAAGATAGACAAAGAAATTAGGAAAATAATTTCTCAATGACTTTAGAAGAAAAAACAGAACTATTAAAAAAAAGGTGTGACCCTTTCCGGTTAAAGTTTCCTACGGACTTAATAACTGAATTCGTGGAATATTGGACTGAACCTAACAAGTCAGGAACCAAACAAAGATGGGAATTAGAAAAAACCTGGGACACAGGCAGAAGATTAACAAGGTGGGCAAATAACAATTTTCAGACCAAGAGACCGACTGTAAAAGGATTTCAAACCGAAGCAATGAAAGAACCTGTCACGGAAATAGAGAAGCTTGACGCCGTTCTAATGGCCTATAAGAAGCATCCTACGAGTGTTGACTTTAATCAACTTTCAAAGCATTACGAATTAATGAAAAATCAGAAACTTTTAAAGAAATTTACAGTACAGGAAGTTCAGCATATTCAAACGACTTATAAAAATGACAACGAAAAATGCAGGTCAGCTTGTGTGGTAGAAACTTTTAAAACTTACTGTAATCACGGATTGAGTTTTTCTGACTTACTAAATTTGAGAAATAAAAAATAAATATATGATATACATCTTACAACATACGATCACAAAAGAAATAATGGCTGTATTTACTGATAAGGTACTCGCCGAAAAATGGCATTCAGTTATAAACTACTCCGAATTATCTTACCACACAATAAAAACAGAATAATTTATGATAACATTTACTGACGGGTGGCGTGAAGAGCAAATTCATCAAGAGATAATGAAAAATCTTCAAACAGAAAATGAGATGCTTATATTTAATGGGCTAAAGCCAAAACTTGAAATCGTAGATGATGGCTGGAATTGTAACTTAGGGGAATGGCCTCATTATATTGAAGGAACCGGCGCAACTATTGCCCAAGCTATTTCTGACTTTGTTCAACAGTATTATAGGCACAACCCATCAAAAAAACAAATTGAGGATGCAGTAAAACAGGCTTATCCAAATTCTTTTTGAATTAAAATGATATGAAAAATATTAAAGACTATGTTGACTTGCGTGCGAACGAACACGTTAAAAGGCTGCGAATAAGTTCTGCGTCTATTGACCGGATCAGAGATGTTAGGGCACACAATTCATATACATTTGGTTACTTAGATGCTATTGAAAAGATGCTTCATTTTTTGAAGTGGAAAGAAAATAGTAGCTGGATAAAAAGCGTTACTCATCAGGGGGAAATAATGTGGTTTAATGGTAAGGATGCAAGATATGATAAAACTTATTACACAACATTACAGATATTTGAACAATACATTGAAGATATGTTGAGTAAAGAAGTTATTAGTGATTTTACACATGAGGACGCAGATGATTTGGAAGATCATGAGATACATGATGGCGTTATTGAAGACTTAAGGGATGGTACACTACACAGAAGCGTTGATAATTCGGATAATTTACCTTTTTAAAATTAGAAATAATGGAGCAAACAAATGAAAAGATTGGTATAGTTAAACGTTACCTGACGTTTCGGCCATTTCGTAGAGTTGGCGATAAACTTGTGGTTACTTCTTATCTGGGATGGAGAAAAATATACACGGCAAATTTAGAAGGTGCTACTATAAAATTATTACCCTTCCCTGAAATTAAGAAGGGTGAAGTTGTTTATTCTATGGGTAAGCCAGACGGGTTGTATAAGTTTTGGCATCCTACAAAGTTTGAGCCTTTATTTTGGCCTGTTAACGGAATAATAAAACATATCGGGTACGGTAAAAATTCTGATGCCGTTTATGAACCGGGGGTTGTTCATGGACATTATGACGGCGAAATGAAAGACAACGAAGTTTATTCAATGTTTGATTGCGATGGATGCCCTACATTTTCTCATAAAACGGTTGTCTATGTATCTGAAAACTATCCCGATAAAATGCACTTGTTTGAACCGCTTACAGCAGATATAGTTTATAAATATTTCGAATTAATGAGGGATACATTAGATAAAATTAAATGGTTGAACGGAATCTGATAGTAGCAAGTAAAAAAATAAAAACTATAATTATGAACTTAGAACAAACACTTACAAAAGAAAATTTCTTCAACGAAATGATGGAGAAATACCCGAAAGCAACAAAACATTTTTGTGATTGGATTGATGAATATAAAAAAGCCGTTGATTGGGGTAAATTATTTAATAAACATTATTATCAAACCATCATCAGCCGAGCAGCCAATGGTGAGATTTCAGGCGTGGAATATTCAACTCCTAAGTTTCACGATTTGCCCTATGCAATGCAATACGGTATTTGGACAGAGTATTGTCGTCAAAAACTCGGTGACTTTTTTGAGCAGGCTGAACACTATTCAAGTCAAATTGATTTGGCAGAAGATATTAAAAATGTATTTGCAGAAACAGAAGAACTCATAGCAACACAAGCCTGATAGTAGCAAAGCTGATAAACAAAATTAAAAATATGAGAGAGATATTATTAAAATTGGTGTTTGTTGTTGTTTGTTTTTCGCCTTGGTGGGTTACAATAATTATAGTCAATTTAACTAAAGAAGATAAAGAAGATATTGGTTGGTAAAAATAAGTTGTTATGATAAGAACTAAAGAAATGATATTGGCCTCTGATCATGATAATAAAGATCTGTGGGAAACTCCGGATCATATATTTAAACCACTTAATAAGATGTTTCATTTTACACTCGACCCTTGTTGTACAGAAGAAACGGCAAAGTGTAAGAATTATTTTACGCCTGTTCAGGATGGACTTTCTTTCGATTGGCATAATAATATTGTTTTTGTTAATCCCCCTTATAGCAGGGGAAATATTGATAAGTGGGTTGCGAAATGTAGAAAGGAATCAAGCCATTCTAATATAATTGCTTTATTGCCTGTTTCCACATCTTCTGACTGGTTCCAAAAATATTGTTTAGGTAATACTATCTATTGGATTGACAAAAGAGTAAGATTTAAAGGCGCAGAATATACGGCTCCGTTTAGCTCAATGATTGTTCATTTTAATTCTATAAATAATAACCTAACTTTTAAACAATTTTGAAATCAATAACCCTCTTTAATGGAAGTAATAACAAGTAAATACATTCACTTAAAAGAAAACTCAGGAGTTAGCAATATTCAATTCCTGAAAGTTCTTGACGATGCTCTTTTGAATTTCGGGGGAAGGTGTTTAGTGAGTTATTGTGATGCTTACAAAGAAGATCCAAAAGCGTTTATTTCTTCTTTCTTAAAATTCGATTCAATAAAAATGGGTTGTCAATTTGCAGTGAAATATGGTAAGGAACATTTGAAGGAATTTGAAGGGAAGAAAGATTTTTCCGGGTGGGTTGAAAAACAAAACTTGAGTGAGAAATGGAAACCAGTCTTGGAGAAAATACTTTTACTTATTTGGGGATTAAATCAAGAATGAGTTTACTTTTAATTGAAATATTATGAAAGAACTTGAATACTTAGGCGAGTGGAATAAATGGGAAATTTATAAAAACTCAGACGGATTTTTGGAAGGTTATAAATCTTCCGCTAAAAAAGAAGTTGTTTGTAAGGATCACAATGGGCAGACGGTAAAACAACCCGTCGATTCAAAGCGGGTGATTACAAATGCCACTGACATGGGCGGGTTTATAAGATTCGTGAATGCGATGAAACCAAAGAAAGAACCGGCTATTAAAGTTGTTCCATTGCCGAAACTTTTTGAAGATTGAAACCACAGTCTAAACAGAATAGAGGTGAGACTAACAAAACTAAAATCAATAAAGATTTGGAAAGCAGAAAAAGGATCAGAAATAACTAAAAGGGTTTTCTGGTTGAACTATTGGGATTATTGGTTTATTAGAATTCCTTTTACGAGAATTATCATTCATTACGAAAAATTACCTTTTTAAGTTTAAAAAATCTTATATTTGAACATGGCATGGAACGAACATATCCATATTCACATTCATCAAGACGACAGTAAATTAGATTTAATCATTCAAAAACTTAACGAAATGTCAGAAGTTGTAAACGCATTGAAAGCAAAAATAGCGGCACAGAGTACAGCACTTGATACCATTGGAACAAATGTTTCCGGTATTCAATTAGATGTAACTGCGCTAAAAGCGAAAATTGCCGACTTATTGGAGAACGGAGCCACAGCAGCCGAGGTTGCAGAGCTTGGAACACTTGTAGACGGAGTTGGCGCAAAGGTTGACGCTATTGGAGCAACAACTACAGCCCTTGATGCTGAAACAGATCCAAACAATCCTTAATCAATCCCGGAAGAATTATTTTACCCTGTTTTAACGGGGTTTTTTCATTTGTGTAATAAACTGTAACTTTCCGATAATAACGGTGAAAAACGACACTAAATTTAAAAAGGGTAATCCGGGTAGGCCAGAAGGAGCTACAAACCATTTAACCAGAACGGTAAAGGAAACCGTGCTTTCGGTTTTTAATGAGATTCAAGAAAACCCAAAAGTAAACTTAAAAGCCTTTGCTGAAAAATATCCAAGAGATTTTTACCAAATTGCTGCAAGATTGATCCCAACTGAGATAAACGCCCGAATAAACAAAGTAACTTTAGAAATTGTCAGACACACTTCAACTCAGGCTGAACACACTTCACCCGCTCCAACAAACGGTCATCACACAGGCGAAGCGGTTTAATGTGCTTCGTTGCGGGCGCAGGTGGGGCAAAACAAAACTTTCAGAGGAGTTACTACTAAGTCCAGAATACGACCGTAACGGGGCTTTAAACGGCTTTACAGTGGGGTATTTTGCGCCCACATATAAAATGCTGATGGAAGTTTGGCGGGCAATGTCAGACATTCTATACCCGATTACTCAGGCTAAGAACGAAACAGAAAAAAGGATTGAGATTTTTGGCGGCGGAGTAATTGATTTTTGGAGTTTGGAAGATCCGAATTCAATAAGGGGAAGAAATTATAAAAGAGTTGTAATTGATGAAGCCGAAGCTGCAAGGAATTTAGAGGAGGCTTGGGTTAGGGTGATCAGACCGACACTTGTAGACCTTCATGGTGATGCTTGGTTCCTGTCAACTCCCCGGTTTGGGTCAACCTACTTTAAAAAGTTAGCTAAAATAGTTTCTCCTGAGTGGGCAAGTTGGACTTTTACAACTTATGATAATCCGTATCTTGACCCGAAGGAAATTGATTCAGCAAGAGATCAGTTAGACGAGGCAACTTTTAGGTGTGAGTTCCTTGCGGAAGATGTAACCTTAGCGGTTAATAAATTTATCTACAATTTTTCAAGAGAGAAGCATATTGTAAAAGGATTGGAATTGATACCGAATCTTCCTGTAATACTTTCTTTCGATATGAACGTGGAGCCAATAACTTGTTTGGTTGGTCAGTGTGATGGATTAGAAAAAGTAAGAATATTGGATGAGTACAGATTACTTAACAGCGATATGTATGAGCTTTGCAATCGAATAATTTCCGATTATCCTGATAAAATGTTATTAGTTACCGGAGACGCAAGCGGTCAGGCACGAACGGCTTTAAAAAGGGATTTGAATTATTACAAGATTATTAAGGAGGTTCTTAAATTAGGGATGGGCAACTTCAAACTTCCTGCAGCAAATCCAAGAATAAAAAATACAAGAGTTCTTTGTAATTCACTTCTCGGAAGGCATAAAGATTATTTATTTTCAGACCGTGTGCCTTATCTTATTTTAGATATTGAAGAATGTGAAGTTGATTCAGAAGGGGGAATTGATAAGACAAAAGACAAACATCAATCGCATTTACTGGATTGTTGGAGATATTTTAATTATACTTTTTTGCATAAGTTTTTAGACCTTCGTATTTATTCAGAAGAATCCAACATACTCAGCGAACGACATTAAAAAAATGTGTTTAGAATCCGATTCAACAACTTTCAATACTTTGTCAGAATTAATTCAGGAAGAAATAGATTTATATAGTCAGGAAGATTTGGTTATCTTAGTTCAGGCGAGCCTTATAATGTTTTGCAGATGCTTATTAACTAATTTAAGATAGTTCTTTCATCGTCGGTTTTGGTTGAACCGGCAGGGTTGGTCTTGCCGGTTTTCTTTATATTTTTGGTTTTCAAAGGACATGGATTTTAAAACCGGCTCTCGTTTCTACGAGGGCTTTTTTGTATATTAGATTTACACATAGCACAGCTCAGCAAAAGCGGGGAGATATGCCTGTTTATCTTAACCGCTTTTTTTATTAAATAAATTTGTACATTAGCGTATCGTATCACTATCGTATGCAAAAATATTTCAAATTTAAAGCCGGTTCAGTAAATGCACTTTCCTTTCACGGTGGTGATACGACGTTTATTGTTCCGGCCTTAATTTTATATGACAACAAAACAAAAGAAGCTAAGTAAGGCGTTACAAATCTCAAAGATTATTAGAAAGATGGAATATTATAGAGATGCACAATTGCTTATCGGAAGTAATAGAATTAACTTATTAAGTAGTTCTTTTGAAATAAGAGTTAGAGGAATAAAGGGTAGTGTATTTGGCGAATTTACTTATGAGGATGCTTTATTTTTTCTGAATAAAAAATGTAAAGAGGAAGAAGCTAAAATACATAAGCTGTTATGATTATAGTTTATCCTTTAGCTGTTCAGAAAGATTACACAGAACTTATGTTTAGTCTCAGATCAATTGAAAAGTTTATCCCCGTACCTTATGAAGTTTTAATAATTGGCGAATATATTCCCGATTGGCTTATAAATATTACGTGGATTGACTTAGGAGATATTCCAGGTAAAAAGCAATTATCAATAAGAAGAAAGATTTTGGCGGGGTTGGAATATGCAAAAGAAATACTCTTTATGAATGATGACGTTTTTTTATTACAACCGGCAACTGAATTTCCTTATTATTGGAATGGTTCTTTAAAAACTTATTCCGAAAGCGGGGCAAGACCTTTGCAAAAACAATTAGAAGCAATGGGTAAGACGTTTAAAAACTTTGACGGTCATTATCCTTTAATTTACGATCAGCGATTTAAAGAAGCAAGTGAACACTTTACACAAGATGTAATTTTGAAAAGTATGTGCTGTAATTATTTGGGGGTAGAAGGTATTGAATTCCCCGATTGCAAATTGATAAAAAAGAACGACATTAAAAACCCTGCTGAATTCATTAATGGTAAACCATGTTTTTCGACGGGCGAATATTCTTTGAAATCAGCATTACCTTTGCTTAAACAACTATTCCCTAATAAATCAAAATTTGAAGTTTGAAAATAATCGTTGCTGTTATAGTTTTTAATAGGTATGAGAACATTAAAAGATGGATTTCATGTTGGAGGCAATGCGAAACTAAAAACGCTGAATTAATTATAATCCATACAGGTGATGATATAAAAAGAATTGAATCAATTTGCGAGAATACACATCTTATCCACAGAAAAAACATAGGCTTTGATATTGGTTCTTTTCAGGATGTTTGCAAAGAAAGATTAGCAGGCTTCCCAAATGATTGGACGCATTTACTTTGGTGTACAGATGATACATTCCCGATGCAGAAAGATTTTATTGACCCGTTCATTGATAAGATGGCCGAAAATGTAGGATTGACTTGTATGCAGATTTCAACATCAAAACCAGGGAATGTAGTTCATGTCAGAACAACCGGAATTTGTTTACGAAAAGAAACTTCTTTAAGATTAAAGTTTCCCGTTGATCCCGTTAAGACAAAACAAGATTGTTATCATTTCGAACACAAGGGCGGCAAGCAGACAATGACCGAGCAAATAAGAGCAATGGGTTTAGATATTGTTCAGGTTGCGCCGAATGCTATTTCACCAATGTGGGATGTTGGATACTGGAAACGATTAGACAGGCAGGAAGAACACGATAAAACATTCCTTGACCCGGTTGATAAAATTTGCATTGTTACAGCATTTGATAAACATTACAAAGAAGCAGGGAAGACTCTTTTTAATTCAATTAAACGACATACTGATTGCACTAATATAGACTTTAAAGTAATTACGTCGGATATAGATGTATTGAATGAATTAGGGAAAGAGAATTGTCATTTTGTTACCGATGATATAAAAGCCAGGTATAGCAATGTAAAATACAGTGAGGAACTGCCTGTTGAAAAATATGCTTCTTCGTGGTATCGTTACGAAATATTCAACATGACCGAATATAACCGGGTAATATGTATTGACTCCGATTGTATTTGTGTTAAAGACATTTCTTATTTATTTAGTAAAGAGCTTAATGAATACGATCTTATTTCTGTTGAAGATCACATTGTTTCTAAATGCTTTCATAAACTTGTGCCACAATTAGAAAGGCAGGGGTTGCGTCTTGCTAATCTCACCAAAAGAATGTCTGAGGGTAAAATAGATATTCAACCTGCATTATTAGTAGCGAATAAATCTATTATAAAAGAAACATGGTATAAAAAATTATTAAACTATGCAAATACAGCATCCTTTTCATATTCTATTGATGAAGGAATTTTGAATGATTTTATTTACATGGAAGATTTGAAAATAAAACTATTGCCTTTAGAATGGGATTACCAAGATATTTATGAACAGGTTTGTCCGGGGTTGCCGGTTCCTTCGAATCCAATTATTGTGCATTGTCAGGAATCTAAGCCATTTAAAAAACTAAAATCTAAACTGGATAAACGGATGCACAAATGGCATGACCTGTGGTGGAAAGAGAGTATGCCGATTCAGACAAAAACACTTGTTGTTATTATTGTCTGGAACAGATTTGAAAATCTAAGGTTATGGGTAAATTGTTGGAATCAATGCGATAAAGCGGGTGCAGAATTGGTGGTTATACACAACCAAGAAAGTAATAATGACAGATACTTTCAATTATGTAAGGACAACGGCATAAGGTATGTACCGAGAGAAAACAAAGGGTTTGATTTAGGCGCTTTCCAAGATGTATGCAAAGAAAGGCTACAGGGCTTTCCTAATGATTGGCAGAATTTAATTTGGGTAACTGATGATTGCATCCCAATGCAAAAGGATTTCGTACAACAATATCTTAATAAGCTCAAAGATGGTTATATCCCATGTTATGAAATATCAAGTGAAGTAAAGACACATATCAGAACGACAGGATTTTTTGTTACTAAAGAAATAGCTAATAAACTTACGTTCCCGAAAGATCCGATAGCGCATAGGGAACATTGCTATGAGTTTGAGCATAAAAGCGGCACCGCATTCTATGAACAAATTATTAGAATGGGCAAAACGCCTGTAATGATTAATAAGGACTTGAAACAATCACCTTTATGGGATGCGGGGGTAAGAGGACATTTGAACTTAATGAGAAAACATGAATCAATTTTTACACCTATTAAATCAGGCACGCCCAATATGGTAATCAATAGTATTTTAGACGATATGGCTATCAGCCACAAGGCGGATAAATCTTCCCGATACCATAACTATGCGGTTAAGTATGATAAAATATTATCTCCGTACAGAGAAGCGTTTACATCAATATTAGAAATAGGAGTGGCGCAGGGGCAGTCATTGAGAATGTGGACTGATTATTTTACAAAAGCCACTATTCATGGTGCAGATATTTCAAAGCCATGTGAATCATGCGTTAATTATTCTGCCGACAGAATGAAGTTCCACTTGCTCGACCAAAGAGATAGGGCGCAACTTAAAAACCTTGAACAATTTGCACCATTTGATTTTATAATAGATGATGGGAATCATTTCTGGATGGAACAAATACTTACATTTGAAACTCTTTTCCCCTATGTTAGAAATGGTGGAATTTATATAGTTGAAGATACTACTACTTCTTATTGGAAAGAATACAAGAACCATCCAATTTCAACAGTAGAATATTTTAAAGGATTGGCAGATGAGATTCATTTTAAAGGACAACGTGGAAATGTTCCAATAAACCCACCTGTTGAATTTAATGATTGGGGGAAGGGATGGCATTGCAGAGAGGATTGTCATAGCCCATTACCTTTGTTTGAGAGTATTCAGTTTATGAATGGATTTATTGTAATTTACAAAAGATAATTATGGAAAATGAACTTAAATATCAAAGAAAACTATTGGGATTAATTGCTCTTAGTGGTTGCGCAAAAAAATTCTGCATCTGAAAAATATTACCAAGAGTTATTAGATGAAAAAGAAGATAGGCGGCAATGGGTTTTAGCGTCTTATGATTGGTAAATAATAATTATTATCTTTACTTTAATGAGCTTCACACAGCACACAAAATGCCGAGTATGCGATTCCGAAAGATTAACTAAATACATTGATCTTGGCTTTCTTCCACTCTCAAATAATTTATGTACTGATCAAAACGAAGAAGCGGATCGTTATCCTTTAAGAGTTATGTTATGTGAAGATTGTGGACTAAGCCAGCTTTCAGGTGTGATTGATCCTGAAGTTTTATTTTCTCATTATGTTTATAGGTCAAGTATAAACCAGGGTTATATCCTTCATTGCAGGCAAATGGCCAAAGACTTAAAAGAAGAATATGGCTTAACTGAAAGTTCTTTTCATATTGATATAGCCGGTAATGATGGGGCTTTACTTAATCAGTTCAAAGAAGAAATCGGATATACGAAATGTTTGAATATTGATCCTGCCAGAAATTTAATAAAGCATAATGAAAGCCAAGGAATAAGAATGTACTCTACTTTTTGGGGGTTACCGGCGGCAGAACATCTTATGCAGACCTGCTGGCCTATGGCTGACTTAATAACGGCAACGAATGTTTTTGCTCATGTGGACAACGTGAAGGAATTTATTCAGGCTGTGAAGTTGGTTCTTAAGCCTAAAGGGAAATTAATTTTAGAGTTTCCTTACATAATAGATTTTATCTGGAATAATGAATTCGATACGATTTATTTCGAACATCTTTCTTATTTTTCAATTCGTCCCTTAATACAACTTGTTAAACAATTTGGACTAAATGTTGAGAAAGTAGAGAAGAAAGATATTCACGGCGGATCTGTGAGGGTTCATATTGGTTACGGTGAGCAGCAAAATTCAGTGCAAACTTTTATACTTCAGAACGAGTATAAGTTAATTAAAGACGACTATTTAAAGTTTGCTGTAAAGGCGAAGAAAACCATTGATAATTTTATGGGCAATTTGATTAGATTAAAATCAAAAGGAAAAAAGATTGCAGCTTTCGCAGCTTCGGCAAAAGGAAATACACTTTTAAACTGTGCAAGTATAAATAATTATGTGATAGATTACATCATTGACGAAACACCTGAAAAGATCGGTAAATTTTCTCCAGGGACTTATATCCCTATTGTAAGTTTGGATAATATCGGTAAGCCAGATTACATAATAATTCTTAGTTGGAATTTCGCCGATGAGATTATGGAAAAGTGTAAGAAGGTTGGTTATACTGGTGATTTCATTATTCCAATTCCAGAGTTTAAAATAATCGAACAGAAAATTAAATTAAAGCAGAGTGCATAATGTGGAAATTAAGTAAAGAAGAAAATAATAAACGCACTTATTCAAATTCTTTAACGGGCAGTGCTTGTTCAATGACTATGGTTTACACGGACAAAGAAGGTAATAAATGGTGGAGCTTCGATGACCTGATGACTTTACCTTATACGAGAAATTTTGCAGCCACTAAAATAAGTTCTTTGTATGCTTTAGGATTAAGTAAAGATGATTTGAGTTCACACATTAATGGATTAAAAACAATTCTGAAGTCTAATGATCCTGAAAAATTTGAAAAAGCTTATGCGAATGTTTTGGATTTTGAAACTAAATCAAACAACGCCACAGATCCAGTGAAGCAAATGAGTTCTTTGGTTTGCGTGTACTATTGTATAAATGACGAGGCAATAGACGGATTTGATAACAATTTACAAATAAAGAAAATGAGTTTGTTGGAGGCCGACATCGAGATGCACGGTTTTTTTTTAAAGTTGCAGATGAAAGCAACAGAAAACTATACGAGGCACTTAAATCTGCTTTCCCGAATTGCTTCGACAGTAAGCAACGGCCAATAGGTTCTTTTGACAGTGAGATTAAAAAAGCAGCCGAGGCTGAGAGACACATGATGTTAATGCAAAGGTCAATAGTGAACGGGGTTATTTCAGAGAGGGATCGCTTGCTAAATTATTCAGTCGGCGAATTTTATCAGGAGTTATCTTTGTTTATTCAGGAGGTAGAGACAAAAAATAAAGAACTTGAAAAATTAAAATAAAGATGTCTACAAATAGATTTGCTAATACACAGCATATACAAGGCGGGATATCAGAAATTGTAAATTTACCAATGGGTGATGTTACAGAATGTAGTGATGATTGTATTATTAATACAGGCACTCCAACAACTATAATATTTATTAGCAAGTACATGATAAAGAAATATGGTTTTAATGAGGCTGCAATAAGAATAATAAACCGAAAAAACAAGATTAAAAAAGTTTAACTATCTTCACATCGCTATTAAAAACAAACGGGTATTCAACTCTTACGAATGCCTGATGATATTCAAAAAATAATTTACAAAGTTGAGATTGACGATTCCGCTTATATAGCTGGGATTGAATCATTGTCTGGTTCTACAAAGAAATTCGCACAAGCACAAGAGGATGCAAATAAAAGACTTCAAACGAATGAACTTGCCCTCAAACAAAATTCAGAATTTTTACAAAAAGCAAAGAAGGATTTAGATGATTACACAGGTACAAATGAGCGTTACCGTAAGCAGTTGGAAAAATCATTAACCGATGCCCAAAAAGAACAAGTCAAACTTACTTACCTTGTAAATAATAATCGTAAGGCTTACGAGGCGGCACAAAAAGCGGCGCAGGATTTTGCGAATATATCGAAGAGGGCGGGGGAATTACCAACAAGACAACCGCTAATACCGCCTCCAGGAGTAGCTGCGGGTTTATCTGCACAAATAAATCAAACATTAAACATACCTGATTTGGCGGCTCATGCTCAAGTTGTAGCTCAAACCAAAAAAGAGTTTGACGAATTACGAGACTCAATTCAATTAGCAGATGAGGCATTGAAGGGAATGAGTTCAGATAGTGAAGAATTTAAACAACTTGCTCCAATAGTTGAACAAGGCAAGATTGCGCTTCAACAGTATGACGAAGCCGCTAAATTTGCAGGGGGCGCAACTATTTCACTAAGGCAGGAAATTCTTAACGGTAATAATGAATTGGCAAGACTTGTAGAAGCTGGTAAGGGTGCATCAAAAGAATATCAGGATTTAGAGATTCATGTTGCTCATTTAAGTGAATTATATAAACAACAAAGAGAAAGGGTTGCTGTTTTATCTTCCCAAACAAGAGCTTTAGATTTTGGGAAGGCTGCTGTAAGTTCTGCTATTGCCGGGTTTGAGGCATATACAGCCATTTCAATTTTAGCTGGCGATCAATCTGAAGAACTTCAAAAGAAAACAATGCAGTTATTTGCTGCAATGCAGTTATTACACTCTTTAGAATTATTGGTTGAGCAAACAAAAAGAGGTAGCATTATAGCAACCAATTTACAATCGGCTGCACAGGCCACCTATACGGCGATTGTAGGGGCTTCCACGGGAGCGTTGCGGGTTTTTAGGTTAGCACTTGCAGCGACGGGAATCGGGGCTGTAATTGCTGGTATAGCGTTTTTAGTTATTAAACTTAATGAAATTTCAGAGGCCAGCAAAGAAGCGGCTGAAGAACAGAAAGCACTTACTGAGGTTGGTCAAGAGGCCGCAAAGTCGTTTGCTGCTGAAGTCACTCATTTAGGACTGATAAAAGACAGGCTTAATGATTTAACTATCCCTCAAAAAGAACGGGTACGACTTGCAAAAGAGTACAATAAAACCGCAGATGAGGCGAATAAGATTGACCTAAAACAGATTGATAACATTAAACTGATTAATGCGGCTATTGATACACAAATTGCCAAAATAAAAGAAAGGGGTCTTGCAAGAGCGGCTGAAACAATTATAGCACAAAAGGCTGAAGCAGTTTTTAAACTTCAGGCTGAAATTGAGGCCAAGTCTCCTGTTATAGTTGACAAAGAAACCGCCGGGAGAACGCAAAGATTAAGAGACGAACAAAAAGCTTTAGAAGATCGGGCAAATGTTTTAATAGCTAATCGTTCAAAACTCTTAGGAATTAAGCCGCCTTCAATTGACGAAGTTTTAGCCTTATCTGGGTTAAGTGATGACCAAATAAAAGCCGGTTCAGCTAATAGTAAAAAACTTCAGTTATTACAAGATGAGGCGGTAAGAAATCAATTGAGGACTATTGACCAACAAAGAACTTCAATTCAAATTGCAAATACGAATATTCCAAGAGAGTTAAGAAAACTTTTTGAAGACTTAGGAGCCGCTGAAGCTGAATTAAGGATAGCCACGAAAGTAGGGTCAAGTTTTATTACTGCTGATAATTTGGTTCCGCCGCCGGGGTCTAAAGGTGATAAGGATATAGAAAACGTTTTTGCTCAGAAGTTAAAAGAACTTCAGGCCAAACTTGCGGAGGTAACAGCTAAAAGTTTTGAATCTGAAGGAACGATCAGAAAACAATTTCAGGCCTCACTTGAAAAAGAAATTTTAAGCCTGAATGATTTGGTTAAGAATAAAAAACTTACTCAGGCGCAATCTGAAATACTTATTGAACTTACTACCAGAATAAATCAGGTTCAGCTTGATCAGGCTTTAGGAGAGTTTAATCAAAAAGTTTCAGATGCAAGGCAAAAGCTAAATGAAGAGCTTAAAGACCTTCAGGATAAAAATACTTTAGATACGATCAATCTTTTACAGGACGAATTCGACAAAAGAAGGCAGTTAATTGACTTCAACGAAAAACAGGAGATTGAAGATTCAAAAATTAACACAGATAAAAGATTACAGGCTTTAGAACTTGATAAATTTTTAATTGGTGAAGAAAAATATCAGGAGGCTAAAAATGCAATTGTTCAGGCAGGAGAGGATGAACAAACAAATATTATAATTAAAGCTGCGCAAGATAGGCAGGCTTTAGCGGCTGACAGTTTTAAAAATGCTTTGAAGTTTTTTGAAAACGCTATACTCGAAATTGATCTGATTGATGATAAAGAAAGCTCAGAAAGGATTCGGGCGGCTTCGAATAATTTTCTTCAGGGAAAAATTAAGTATGAAGAATTTCAAAAACAATTAGAGAAGATCCAAAAAGAATACGCCGCAAAAAAAAGAAACAGGGATATTCTTATTCTTCAGGGCGAATTAGATTCTTTAGACAATCAAATTAAAATAACAGAAGATAAAACTTCTGCACATTATAAAGAATTAATTCGTTTACGTGATGAGTTAGACAAAAAACTAACCGATAAAAAAACACAGGATGCAATTGAGGACGCAAAAGATAAAGGAACGAGTGACACTTCTAAAAAAGTTGAATCAGTTCAGCAATATGCTGAAGCTATCGGACAAGTAACAGATTCCATTATTCAATTCTGGCAAAAAGCAAATGAGGCTGAAGCTAACGCTTTAGACCGTTCAATTTCACTTCAGGAAAAACGTGTTGATGCTGCTCAAAGAATCGCTGAGAGGGGGAACGCTCAGTATTTAAAAGCTGAAGAAGATAGATTAAAAGAACTTCAGGTAGCAAGAGAAAACGCAGCCCGCAAACAACTGGGGATTGATGCCGCCTTACAGGCCTCTCAAATCCTTGTAGGGATCACGGGAGCAATTGCGAAGATTGCCACAGGAATAGGTGCAGCAGAAACGATAGCTGAAATAGCCATCATAGTGGGTGCTTTGGCTACTGGTTATGGATTAGTCAAAAGCCTTCAAGGAAACCAGCCCCGATTATTTAAAGGAACAAAAGACACGGGTAAGGGTGGGAAAGAAGATGAAAAAGGTGGCTTTACGGCTACACTTCACCCGCATGAAGCGGTTATTCCGGCTCACAGAAACAAAGAGTACAAAGAAACCGTTGCAGCAATTTATGACGGGACGGTTCCCGCAGATCACTTGAATAAATTCGTACAAACTTACCATAAGGTTAAATCCGTACCGCAGGTAAACTATGAAAGGATTAAGGAGGCGGCTGAAATAAGTATTGGATCAGATGGACGGATGGCTGTTCTTTTAAATGAGCATAGTAATTTACTTAAAGAGAACAATGAACTTCAAAGGCAGATTTTAAAAAAGAAAATTCATGTTGAAAATAAAATTGACCGTGATGGGGTGGCATCAATGGTAACAGATTATATAACTCAAATGGAAATTAATAAACGTGTTTAACGGAAGATTTCAAATATTGCTCAGGCGAAGGCAAAATACTTTTGAGGGGAACAACGTTTCAGTTCAATGCTCCCCCTTAACTGGATTTGCAGAATATGTGCCGGGAACTGTTGATAACTCAACCACGTTCGCTGATATAACCCCTGTGGATGGCTGGTATGATTTCACAAAATATATTGAAAACGTTGAAAAACTTGCTTTAACGTGGGACAAGGTGAACGCAGGAAACTCGACAAATTCACAAACAAATAAAGACGGTTCTAACTACGACAAGGGAATTTCTTCAGACCTGATGTTTTTTGATTCAGCTTATCAATTCATTTATGATTGGCTACTTTCAAATGAATGTCAAATTTTAAACGCTATTGAGGTAAAAATTATTGATTTAATAGCCGGTGGAACTTATAGATTATTTGAAATTAAGAATGATAATATTGAATTTGCACCGGTAGATGAGCCATGTCAGTTTCATATTAAATTAAGAGAACAGGATATGAATTGGGCGTGCATTCACAAGACCTTTATTTGGGATGATTGGCAAGGCTGGTTTAAATCTGGCTTAAAAGACCACCCTTGCTTTTTGACTTGTATAGAACCCCGTCCCCGACTTATTCAATCAGCACGAATGGCTTTAATGTTATTCTTTTACTCAAATCCGTCAATCCTTTTAATAGACTTTATCACAGGTGGAACGATTGAGGATGATACCCGAAAAATTTTAAATGCAAATAGATTTGTAGATGCTCCTTTGGTGAGGACTTATATTGAGAACGTAGCGGGTAAATGTGAATTAGAAATGGACACAATTTTCGATGAAGGCGAGGAATGGGATAAGCTTTGTCTTTACTACCCGCAGGCGGGGTATATGCACGAATCAGATGAGAACGACATTCAATCTCCTGCTTTGTATTATCACTTTGATAATCGTTGGTTAATTACAATCGCTGAACTTTTCGATAAACTAAAAACAGTTTTTGCGGCTGAATGGTACGTCACTCCTAATAACACGATTGTTTTCAGGTACACAAAAGACTTAATAAACGTTGAGCCTATTTATGACTTCACAGAGGACGGCGCAGAACCAATTTATGATTTAAGATACACTTTCAACGGTGACAAAAAACCCGCTTTTGGAAGATACCAATATCAGGATGATGGCTCAGATTTAGCCTCTCAGGAGATGTCCACACTTTATTCAGATATTATTGATTATGATGGTGCAGCAAATAATCCAATGTTAGAAGGCGAGAAAGTAAAGAATTTTGAATTTGCTCCTACAGGATTCGTGAGAGATGGACGGGCAAAAGACTATATGAAACTTCTTATCAATGACGGAAAAACAGGTGCTTTAATTTTGCTTACAATAATTTTTGTTGTCATAGCCGCTTTAACAGCCGGTGTGATTACAGCACCGGCGGCGGTTGCTCTTACGGTTGTTTTTGCAGCTTGGTTAATCATAGTCGCAGACAAAGCAAATAATCAATTAGACACTTTTGTAAATGAGCCAACTTATTCGGGATCTGTTAGATTAACTTCAGAGCAAGTTCTTACTCCCCGACTGATTCTTTGGGATGGGCTAAGTAAAGAACGGGCAAAGTGTGTTGCGGAAATCGCTTTACCAAGTCCGAACACTTTTTATAATCCAGATTCAATTCCTTATAACGTTAAGAATAAGATTGCTGAAGATAATCCTGATTTAAACGTTTATAATTATCCTTTATATTTTGATGGGGATTTTAAAGAAAATCTTTTCGACAAGTACCACGATCCGATAGATAATCCTTTGAAGAGTTTAGAATCTCACCAAGATGCTAAATGGAATGTTGACCTTTGCGAAGACATGCTGAATCTTTTCGGGGTTTTTGAGAATCAATACGCAGTAATTGGGAAAGTGGTTAAGTTAGAAGAAAGAAACAATTATTCGGTTTATGTAAGAATCGGAAATATAAACGTAGACTATGACAATAATAAAATCAATCTCAAAGGAGTAGTTTTAAGAAGGCATGAAACACCTGTGGTTCCGATTGAGTGTAATACTTTTGAGATCAATGAAAGATGTTTAGTAATTAATGGCTCACACATGATTATAAATTAAAAACTATGGCAAAGACAATTGAACAAATACAAGCAATGATTACGGATAAACACGATGCTCGTGAAGTTATAAATGAAATTGCTGATTATATTGAGGCAAATCCCGGCGGCGGAGGAAGTACAGGGTATTTGAGTGCAACGGTTGAATTAGATAATGATGATATAATTAATTTACCGACAACCCCATTTGAATTAATAGCTGCACCCGGAGTTGGTAAAGGAGTTATTGTACAATCGGTAATCATAGGGATTAGCCCGTGGTTTGCTAATTATGGTAACATTGCCGGTAACGCAAGAATACATTTTGGAGACCCTAATGAAAACGCTGAGCTAACATCACAACTAAAAGAGGCGGTTGGGGCGGGGGTTAGTAATATACTTGCATGGGGTGAAGCGTCAATAGGCCAATTGATAGCCAACCAACTGAGCGATACAGCAAGTCCGGCCGGGAATTCAGGATGGAACAGAGCAGATTTAGACGATCAGCCATTAAACATATTTCTTTATAATGCAGCGAATGGAGTTTTAACAGGGGGCAATGCGGGCAACAAGCTAAGGGTAAATATAAATTATAATATAATTGATTTATAAAAAAGCCCCCATGAAAAACAGATGATATGATAATGATTTCAGGAACAGGAACGATCTCAAATTACGGTAGTTACTCAAATAACTGCCAAAGGGATCAAATGCCCTACCGTGTTCCTGTGCCTTCATTGTCAGAGGTTCAGCTTTATATTAGAATGACTGGCAGGCCGGATGCAGTGCAATATCAGCTTATCAATACTTGCAGCGGTGGCACGATTGAAACGATTGTTCCCGCTTCTTACGTGGTAGGTCAGGACACGAATGAAAATTGGTACGGGGTTTTTAAAAACTTCTCAGGGGCTTCGCCGACTTGTTTTGTAATTGCAATTACTTTAACGATCTCAGGCATTGATTATATTTATTTTTCTGAAGAATATTGTGTTTCTAATAATTGCGAAACACTTACTTTGATAAAAGGTTGTTACGGGAATTTAGATAATAAACTTTCTTACGATTGTGGAGGAGTTTATTTTGGCACTACTGACAGCCCCGAAGCAATGGGTGACTTAACGGTAGTTTACAAACATGAACTTTATTTAAGAGGGGTGGAAGTCACTTTAAATGCGATTAAAAATTCTTTTAAGCAAGGCAGGACAAGAAACTTCAGAACCGAGAAGGAGAAACTTTATCAATTTATGGCTGAGTTGGTTCCTGAGTGGTACGTTTCAGAAATAGATGCGGTTTTTTACCGTGGAGAAGTTTGGGTTGGGGATACTAAATATTTAGTAAACGAAACTCAATTTGAGAAAGTAGAAGATTGTAAAAGAATGTGGAAACCAACAGCGACTTTTAAAGAAAGTTGTTATCAGTCGTTCAGTTGTGAACTTGATCCATGTGCTGCGCCTGTTGAAGAATGTTGTGATCCGAGTGGAATTAATGCTACGGTAGTTTGGAACGATAACGAAATAGTTTGTTGTAATCCTGAGATAATTGGTGCTGAGGTAACTTTTGAAAGTGGTTAAAAATAAATAATTATGCCAAATACTATTACTGTTCCTTTTATAGAATGTACACCCGCTCCCGCTAATGGGTACAACCTAAAGTGGCGGGTAGCAGGTTCAGGTGATCCTTATACTGATGAGGGAAATTTTTCATCCTCACCTATTCAGTTTATAGATAATATAAATCCTGAAGGCACTTGTTATGAGGGTACACTTCAATCAGACTGTACAGAAAGCGGCGAAAGCGGTCAATTACTTGGTGAGTTAATTCCCTGGTCAACGCCTTGTGCAGAAAGTGGAACAACGTATGAAATTAGTTTAGTGAATCCTTGTTCAGGAATTTATTCTACTTACTTACTTTCAGGTGGAACGCCGGGAGACGTTGTTTTGGTAAGAGCTTCTTTTTACGGGTCTATTGCTAAAAATTCAGGTTTATTCACGAGAGCAGATTTGACAATTTCAAGTCCTGACGGGACGAGTGATTCGCAGAGTTCAGGTTGTTTCACAGATACGGCTTCGCATTTTATAAGCATAACAGCAGATACGACAATAACAATGGTTGGAACAACTGCTTCTATAAATTTAGCAGCAGTGACGAATAATAGTTTGGATAGCTCGACAAGTGTTACATTAACGATCATATCAATTAACGGTTCGCCTAATGGAGCATTTGTGAGTGGTTGTAAAGGAAACAGCGCAACAGGGGGAACTTGTTAAGATGAAATTAATTATATTTACATATACTTATCTTTTGTGCCGGGAACGGCTTACACTTCAAAGTGCCAAAACGGTATGGCTTAATTACCTAAGATTTTTTAAATTAAAAATTTTTAAATTATGCCAGTTTTAACAGCAGCAGCCTGCGTTCCTTCAGTGGAATGTCCGGCAACGCCGTTTCCTGTTGCAACCGCAAGTTGTAGCTGTACAACTTCGCCGGGCGGCGTGAATGATCTTTATTTTATTCCTTGTGATGAAGTAATGTCCGAGACAAACATTTTAGATACTGCATGGTGGACTGATCTTTTAACAGCAGGATCGGGCGGCGGTTCAGCACTTGGAAATATGGGTGTCGGTCTTGGTTCGATCACAAAAAAGACAGACAAAAAAGAACGATTAAGTTCTTGCAAGGTTGAGCAAGTTATCTCTACAACATGGGCTTTGAAGTATGTTCTTAAATGTTTTGATAAGTCAGCAGACAAAGTAACACATGAACAAATTAATGCCCTTATCAATTCATCAGGGAATTATCTTTTAATCGCTCGTATGTGTGATGGAGATAATACGGTTCTACCTATTGGAATTTTTGCTACTTCAGATTTTAACTGGATCGTTCCTGATAATTTTGAAGAACTTCAAACAATCGAATTAGAGTTATCATGGGTTGAACTTGGTTTGCCTAAGACTTACTCAGTTACAGGACTTTCAGCAGTGGTTCCAAAAGCAGCTTAATTAACGGGGGTTGGCAACGACCCCTTAACTTTTATTATGGCAGAACTTGCACCAGAAATTTTAGATCCGTTAGTTAAGATGATTCAAGAAGCAAAGATGCCTGAATGGTGGAGACAAATCGCCGGTCAGTTAGCTTATAATCTTCAGGTTCATACTAAAGGTTTAATGTTTGATAAGGTCACTGGACTTTACCCTAATGAACATCCCGATTCTCAGAAACACTGCGTTGATTCTTTTGAACCAATTACAAAAGCTTCGATCTGGAAAGCAATTAATAACATCGTAAGGGTTTTTAATAACTCGTCTTATAATATTCAGATTTCCGAAAAGACTAAAACCATTATTGAAGAATATCAGGAAAATGAAGGATCTTTTTTTTCGCAGTATTTAGAAGATTGGATCAAGAACGCAATTGCCACTGATCCTAACGGTATTTGTGTTTGGTATCCTTTGGAATATACAGACGACCTTTATAGATATGTTTGTTATAAAGATTTAGTTGTCGTAAAGGATGATGTTTTGATTTTTAAATCTGAAGTAGAGAGTGAAAAAAAATACGAGTTCATTGATAAGGAATATACAAAGGAGGTTTTTATAGATTATGATTATGAATTAGCTCCTGGTATTCCAAATGTCCGGCATGGCTCAATGAGAACATTTAACCGAAGATTGGAAGTTACTTATTTAAATACTGTTTACCATGTTTTCACTAAAACACATTTCATAAGATTTTATAAAGAGAATTCAGGAGACACAGAATTTAAGTATGAATTTTTTCAACACTCAAAAGAATTTGAAACTCTGCCTTACTATGAGAACGGAGGAATCGAAGTTGAAAAAGATGTTTATGAATCATTCGTGCAATCTTTCGTGCCGTTTGGGAACAAGGCTTTAGTAGCTGATAGAAATTTAAGAGCCGTTGACCTTATGTACTCTTATCCGAGAATGTCAGAGGTTCAGCAAGAGTGTGATGCGTGCAACGGTCAAGGAAAGAACGCCTGTACTGATTGCCCCGGCGGTTGGGAGCAATGCAGAAAATGCAAAGGATCAAAATTTATTACTATTCAAAGCCCATATAAGACCTATCGGAAGGTTCACGATTCTTTCGATCAGGATAATAAAGTTTTTTCCACGCCTTCGGTTGAGTTCTATACTCCTGATGTTGGGATTTTAAACTACTCAAAAGAACAACCAGACAGATATATCGAAAAGGCTGAAATGGCTGTTTTTGTTCAACAGAAAGTTGAGACAGGTAATACAGAATCGGCAAAGAGCAAAGAAATTGATCGGGAAGAACTTTATGCATGGCTCGCTAATATCTCGAAGGTTCTTTACAATAATCTTCAAATGGGGTTACAGTATTTAGAGAACTATGTAAACGGTTCACCTATTAAAGTGTCGGTTGAACAACCTTATTCATTTGCGATCCTGACAGAACAAGAGGCTTTCGATGCTTTGAGTAAGATTTTGGAAAGCTCGGCTCCCGTTCCAATCAAAGCCAGTCAAATAGATTCATTCGTGAATAAGTTTATAAGTGAATCAAGTCCAGTAAAAAGGGCTTTACATATTCTTAAGAAGTATGATTTACTTTTGTATTATTCTAATGATGAATTAGCAAGTTTCAAAGGAATGGGTTCTATCGGAACTAAGGAGTTAATTATTCATCAAAAGGCTTATCCTATTTTAATTCAGATGTACGAGATTGACAAAACTCTGTTCGATTTGGAAGATGAACAAATAATTAAAAAACTGAGTGCTGAAGTTGACAAATACGATTTGACCAAAGAATTAAGAACAAACATTCTTAACCCTGTAAATAGTAACGTTGCCTAACGAAATAGATAAAGCAAAAGAAAAAGCAGTCAAAGAACTGTCAAAACACATTGATGAAATGGGTTCGGCTGCTTACGCTATCATGCTAAAAGCTATTGAGGACGTATTTGATATTAAAGGCGGGAAGATCGTAGGTAATAAGGATTTCATTAAACAATTGAATAAATTAACTGTTCAGGTTCTTGACTTACTACAAACCACGCCTGAATTTTCAGGAGCTATTTCTCAATTTGTAAAAAGAATGAACCCGATTTCAGAAGCTATAACTGATTTTCAAAAAGAGACCAATGGAATAAAAGTTCCTGACTTTGAAGTTCAAAAAAAGATCGTGATTGATGAAACTATTGAACAAATGTTAGGTAATGGGCTTAATCAAAACTTCGTTCAGCCTTTAAGAGATTTGATTTATCAAAATGTGACTGGAGGATTAAGCCTTTCAGATGCCCGTACAGCGATTAAGGATTATATACAAGGCGGTAAAGACGTGAGTGGTAAATTGGGTCGGTACATAGAACAAACGGCTCAGCAGTCTGTGGATAGCTATTCAGGCATGATCAATAAAAAGATTTTAGACACTTTTAAAATGGATACGCTGTTGATGACCGGCACACTCATAGACAATTCAAGTCCTCAATGTAAATTTGTTTATAACGAATTAGATAAAAAATTGACTAAAGAAAAATGGCCTGAGTTTGAAAAGATCGCTAAGAAAAATGGACTCATTGAGGGAACAACATTTGAGACTATGCCTATAAACCTCGCTCATTGGGGTTGTCGGCATGGTTGGTATCCGATAAAAACAAAAACCGCAGCATAATGGCAATAGATTGTCTTAAAGACTTGGTGAATTTAAAAGAGCTTTGTACTGCTGATACGGCAACGCCCTTATTTTTTTTGGACGATATTGAGGGGGTTGATCGTCTTGCTTTGGCTCAACTTACAAAACAATCTAACGGATCTGGTTTGACATTTGGCCGGGAAATCATCGAAGCTTCAGCAAGATTTTTAATTACCGATATTGAAACGCTTGTACCAAAAGGGTACAGTATAAAGTCATCGCTAAACTCGTTTTGCAATGTTTGTACTTATACGGGTCTTTCCAGTTCACAACCGTTTACAGGAGTAATTGTAAACAATCTTTCCACTACTAAAAATGGTTATCTGTCTATTGATTCTTTGAAAGTAATGATTGCAAGTACCGGAAATTATACAATCGTTTTGGATGACGGAATTTTACCAAAGGTGATCAATAAAGATTTTGTTGCCGGAACTGAATTAGTAATTACGAATATCAATTTCAAAACTACTGCCAAATCGGTAAAGATTTATTTTGACGAAGAAGGTGTTTTAGTAACGGCGTTGAATTGCCCGACTACAAAATCATGCGGTTGTTCAGGTTCAACGGCTCAAAGTAAAGACTTATCAGTTAAGGGTCTTTTAAACGGTGCTGAATTTGCCACACAATATGCCTTTATTCCTTGTGCCTCGGTTGTTTGTTCGCTTGATTCTATCATGTGTAACATCATAAATCAACAGCCAAAACTTTTTGCAGTTACGTTGCTTTACAGGAGTGCAGCAAGATATTTCAGTGAGTTTTCAGTAACACAGCGTAATAATCGTAATGCTTCGTTTGATGAAGATGAAAAATTAAGTCTTGCAGATCGTTATATGGCTCTTTATTATCAAAGATTGAACGGTGATGATAAAGTTAAAGGGATAGCTGATAACATGGGGGCAGCTTTAAATAATCTGAATGATGAATGTGTAACTTGTACCAGAATGGTGAGTGTCGCATGGGCTTCGGGTTAGTCCTTAAAATATAATAACATGAAACCTAAAAAACCTGTAAAACCAAAGCCGCATTATTGATGCCTTTTGATGTAACGATATTAGCCAAGAAAATCGAAGGACTTAAACAGTCTTTTGAGAATGGTAAATTTGCAGATGCTTTAGTTGCTTCTGTGAATGTTGGTAATGGGTTATTACAGCAAAGAGTATTTCAGGAAAACAAGGATATTGAAGGAAACGATTTCGGGGTGTATATTGGAAATAAACGAAAAGCAAGGGCAATAAAATCTACCAAGAATAGGACACAAAATAAAAGAAATAAAGCTGTTGTTGGTCAAGATTTAACTTCCTACCAAAGAAAAAGATTATTACGAGGCAGACAGATCGCAAAAAAAGATTTGGAACTTGAAGGGGGTTTAAGAAGATCAATTGAAACACAAGTAGAAAATGAAAAGTCTGCGATACTTCAATTTAACAATGACGAAGCAGCCAAAATAGCAAGAGGCCAGGAAAACCAAATTACAAATATCAGGAACGGCGGCAAAGGTTCGACAAAAGGAGACGGGATTAAAATTTTCCGCTTGAATGATTCAGAGAAAGATAAGGTTATAGAACAAGGGGTTATTTTAATTAAAGAAATTTTAGGATGACATATAATGAAGTCATAGAAAATATTGCGAATAATTTGGTAGACAAATTTGATAGGGTTTATCACTCAGCAGAAATGATTACAAATGATGACGGGCAGAAATTTGTAGCCGTGAATATAAAAGATGAATGGGAATCTCTTGTGCCTTCGGATCAGTATTTCACTCTTTATATTCGTAGAAACGGGGATGACGAAGTTCAATCAGATTTGAGATTAGCAAGTTGTGGAAAAGGGTATAATATGCGTTCAACATTGCGGATAGTTTATTTTGAAGATCATGCCCCTTCTGAAGAACATAACAAAATACTTAGTAAGCTAATGCAATCTGTTTTGATCTCAGGAACCAAATTGAAATCTATTTCAAGAGATAAATTTAAACTTTTAAAAGACGAAAGTTCCGGTGATTATAACTTTGGAGCCACAACAGCTTATTTTGCTATTGATATTTATGCCTTGTGGATATTACAACCCGATACCTGTGATGAAGATTTTTGTGTAACTCTCGAAAACCCATTAAAGAAATGTCTTGTTGCTGTGTAAAAATATTGAATCTTTGTTCTCATCCTGTCTGCGGCTCACTTGTGATTGATAAAGCGGCAGGTGGTTTACCTTCGGGCGCAGAAAGTGGGGCTGAGAATAATTATACTTTAGTATTGGATTATTTTCAAACTCAAATAACTTTGACTGAAGAACAAACCGAGGGGCAAAATATTCATTTCGATATATCAGGACTGAATGAGAATTTTGAATTTACGGGACAGATATTTGATTCAAATGGTAATTTGTTAAGTGTGACAGTTGACGGTGAAGATTATGATTGTGTTCGGTTTAAAACGGTTATTAATGTTTCACTTTAATTTGCTATATTAGCATTATGAAGTTGGTAATAAGATTTTTTTATGCGCTAAAATCAATAAGTATTAAGCTTAAAAAAATCTTATTTAGTGACAGTCTTAAAAAAGAATTTGTATTCGGCAAACATGAGCCGAAGGCGAATGAAATTGATTTTATTTATCAAAAGGCCAAATTGTATAGCGTTTTAGCAATATTGATAGCACTGTTATCAGTAGTGCTAAACTTGAAATTATTAGAGCTAATTTAGAAATAAACAGAGCCATTCTTGCTCTTCTCTCTGGTCTTGTTTCAAATTCATGATTTTTTATTGCAACTTTCCCTGATGGCGTTATCCGTAACCCAATAGTATTTAAAGAACCATTCACCAATTCATGATTATATAAATCCTGTACTATCCCGGTATTTTTTGTATTTTTGATTTAATGACTTACGATATTTCATTTGTGTTGTGGTTCGCCTTATTATCCTCTTGCTTTTCTCTCCTATTAAATTATGCTCTTGGTAAACCCGGTGGGGAGTTTAGCCCTTACGAAATTTTTTCTTTTTATACTGTATGGCTCAGTAAAAGAAGATTAATCAAAGTTGG